TTGCTCCAGGATTCTGTCATTTGCTCCTTAGGCTTTACCTGTGCTATTAACACAGGGAGATTCTTCTTAAGCCAGTCAAAGTACTGTTCAGGAGTAACCTTAGCGCCGTTTGTTTTTATCAGTTTGGTGAACTCGTCGTATACGTGATTGCTTAGTAACTGTCCAAAGCTACCACCATTACTCTTTACGTCCACGCCGTGTTCGTGTGATCTTGCAGCAGTGCTTACACCACTGTCACTGAGCCATTTCTTAACAGCAGCAACTATTTGGTTCCGTAGTTTAGGATCGTAGTAGTAGACCTTGAAACTGTCGTTGTGCCCAATAAAGCTGTCTAATATACTGTGTGTTTTAAACTTGATAGGCGTTTGGTTCTGTTGACTTATGGGCTGTAAGTAGCTAGCAAGGCTGTGATAGTTCCTAAAGAACTTCATTATATTGTCCTTGTCTTTGCTTACAGTAACATAAAAGTTCAGGGTTCGGTCATCGCCTGTGGCCTTAGCGTACTGATCACCAATGTTAACCTGACTCCAAGGTTCACCGGCTCCACCTAGGAAGGGCTTGCTTTGGAAGTACTGTTTCCATGTTGCTGCCATCTTGGGATCAATACCCAATTTGTTTGCGGCACCCACTTGCCCGCCACCCACAATCAGTTCATAAAAGGGATTGAATTGTCTGTTATTGGGCTTGCCGGCCAGCGTATTTTGCACAAAACGCAGAATAGTATCACGGTGTTTGTCGAAGTCAAAACGCTGTGCTTCGGTGAGTATATCATGTATTTTCATACCAATATTTATATGAATAGTACAACTATCTGCTATATACAATTGCAGGAACGATCCTGCGTACACACATACACACAAGGAGACGAAGATGACACCATTTGAAATTAGACTAGAGCTAGTACGGCTCGCAAAGGACATGCTCAACGACGAATACCACAGCAAGCGTGGATTTGTTGAGACAGACTGGAACAATCAGGTTCAATCAGCAATGCACAATCAAAAGGCATTGCCCGATACCCCAGAGTTCCCCCAGTACTTTACTGAAGAAGATGTAATTGTTAAGGCTTCGCGCCTCAACGAGTTCATCTCTAACGGTAAGATCTAAGCATTACGGGGTTTGTGAGTTTTCCCTGCAACAGAAAAACCCTCATATCTATAGGATAAACAATGAAGCAGGCGTTAAGATAAGGACAGTACCATGACCCTTGTAAAAGGCAGCATACACGACACTACACTACGTTTTCTCATACTCAATCCTGAGCAGCAGGATTGGTGCTACATGCATGTAAACGCAAAACAGAGTATTCTGGTTCAGTACACACCCGAGAACAAAGCTATGGCCTGGAATATTGCTCAAATCTTTCCTATTAGGTTGAGGTACTACGGCACGGACCGTTTTGATAACCTAATGCCCGCAGCCAGCGACACTGCTACACTGTTTCGGGTGACATGCAGGTATGCAGAAACGTGGCAGGACCTTGCAACCTTAGATCTAGAAAAATTCATTGAGCTCCAACGAATAGCCGCACCAACTGGTAAAACTTTTAAAATTGGAGCAACCAAATGAACGATGATGACGATCAGCCACTGCGTGACCAAATCCTTTCCATCATGTACCAATTCAAACAGCAGGGAGTGGATGAGCTTCGCAGTTCCGATCTTATGATGCTTTTGGGCTATGAAGAGGAAGAAATCCCACCCGAAGAGTTTGATATTTGGTTAACTTTGCCCAAACATGCAGAGCTAGAAGCTGAAGTAGCAGCAGCTAAAATTATGGGGAAAATCCATTGACACAGTGTTACAGCCGTGTTACAATATCTTTGAGTTAAATTACTGGAGACAGCAATGTCCGCTGTGAAGTTTATGGAAAAGTCCAATCCCCGTGTCACTGGTCGTCATGCAATTTGGCAAGTAGAGTTTGATCCCTCTAAGGTAGATCACCGCCGCCGCTTTGCGGAATTTATGGACAATAGAGGTTGGGGCTCTCCCTGTCCCTTCCTACTTGAGCAGCCCTATGTTAATGTGCCAGATCTTTGCCGCGAGAAACTCTTGCGTTGGTATATGAACAAGGATCGTTACCTCAAGACATAAATAACCTGCTATTTCTTTTAAAGGGCAACTAAGGATGGACACTGTGCGATACTTTGCAATTGTTGATGGTGATCGAAATCAAGTTTTGATCAAGAGCGGAAGTCGCGAGCTAATCCTCAATAGTTGGACTGCGTTTCAAAAGGAACACAAGTTCAAGTTATTAGAAATCAACAATAACGTTGCCCGAACAGTGGCTTACGGTGGGGATACCGCCATCCTTGCATGAAGGGCGTTAACTGTCTACACGATCTCAAAGCCAAGTTTGCGGATCTTAAAATAGAAGTTCGGGAAAGCCTGGGGTGGTATGTGGATACCAAACATGGTCGTTGGACCATGGCCTTGGGTGACGTCTATTTGAACTTGCAGGTTATTACTGATATGAAGCAAGCAGACGAACTGGCCAAGTTAAAAAAGAAACGTGCCAGCACCAAGAAGATCACACCCAATGCCGTATACGAAGACGAAGTTGAAACGTAGAATGAAACCAGAACTTGCGGGATTAGCTGTTGCTTTTGGATTTGCTTTGGTTATAATTGTTATTGGAACTGTCGGCGCCATTGTAAATTTCCTGTATACTAATACCAAGAAGTTGTTTGAGAAACTACGCACATGAAACTACAGCTAATGAGTGACCTCCACTTGGAGTTTGGAGATATGACACTGCCTGGAGGCGATGTACTACTGCTAGCCGGCGATATCTGCGTAGCCGATTGTTTTCGCGCCGAACGTACCGATCGAGACGCAATACGGCATCGCGAAACCTGCGATATGTTCTTTCACAACGAATGCAGCAAGTACAATACTGTGTACTATATCATGGGTAACCATGAACACTACGGTGGTGTGTTTGATAACAATGCCGCTATACTTTGTGAGTACCTTGCGGGTACCAATGTAACGCTATTAGAAAAGCAAGCAGTCACTGTAGATGATTGGACCATCTTTGGTGGTACCATGTGGACTAACTATCGCAATGCCAATCCTATGAGCATGAATGCAGCGCAGTGTGGTATGACGGATCACGAGCACATTCGCAAGTCAGCAGAATCCAGTGGCTATCGTGCTTATCGTCCGCAGTTTTACCCCAACGATGCGCTAGCGGATCATGAACAGTTTATGCACGAACTAAGCAAGTGCGTAGAAGATCTTGCACTAGACATGCGTAAGCTCATTGTGATGAGCCACCATGCACCTAGCTACAATAGCGTACATGAAATCTACAAGGGTAGCTTGTTGAACGACGCATATGCTAGCGACTTGGAAAACATTATGATCTCGGCACCGCATATCAAGTATTGGTTCCATGGTCACATGCACGACAGCATGGACTACATGGTAGAAGGCTGTAGAGTAGTGTGCAATCCACGTGGCTACCATGGTCATTACCTGAATTCAGAATTTAATAGCAACCTGGTATTTGAACTTAAATAGTTCACAATAAGGAGTTGTTATGAAGAAATTAATCATGTTTACAGTCGCTGCTATGCTAAGTTTTGCAGCAAATGCCAATCCCTACGATTGGAAGGTAGTTCGAGCCGTTGATGGCGATACACTAGAAGTTGAAGCAGTTTGGTTACCAAGCGAACTAGGTAAGACTATTCGCATACGTATCTATGGTGTTGATACTCCCGAGAAGGGTGGTCGTGCTAAGTGCCCAAGTGAAGCTGCTCGTGGTGAAGCTGCTACAGCATTTGCTAAAGCGCAATTAAAGGATGCAAAGAAGGTTCAAATCACTATCAAGGAATGGGACAAGTTTGGTGGTCGTATTTTAGGTGATGCTGAATTGGATGGCAAGAGTCTTCGCGCATTGTTGATCGCAAATGGGCATGCTCGAGAATATTTTGGTGATGCTAAGAAGTCTTGGTGCGAATAGTTGACACCATGTTGATGACTGCGTATACTACGACCTATAACTGTTAAAGGAGTTTTAATGAAGAAGTTTATTCTATCAGCAGCTATTGCTGCTGTATTGTGTACTAGTGTGGCAATGGCCAGCAATGATAACGAAGGCGGTAGTCCTCTTGTGGGAACGTCAGGAACTGTTACTGGTACTAATACCAACAGCCTGGTTGGTAACAATACCAATTCACTCACTGGTAATAACACCAACAATAATAGTTTAAATGGTGCTAATACTAATAACAACGCTATTGATAACACCAATACATTGTCCAATGTTAACCATGTTGCTAATCGTAATAACAACACAGTCAACAGCAGCAACACTAACACTAGCACTAGCAGTAATGCTAACAACAACCGTAACGACAATGTTAATGCACTAGATCAGAACCAAACACAGGTTCAGGATCAACTACAGGGACAGGAACAGCATCAGGTAGCCAATGGCGGTTATTCGGTAGCAACTGCACAAGGTGGCAACGCTACTGCAAGTGGTAATGGTAGCGGTAACTCTACTACGGTGAATCAGTCATTTAGCGATGTTTATCGTGAACGACTGAACCCAGTTAACAGTGCTGTTGGCAGCAATCTAACTGCAGGTGCAGACACCTGCTTGGGTTCGGTAACAGGCGGAGTGCAGACACAGATCCTAGGCGTAAGCGGTGGCAAGACTGTGGTTGATGAAAACTGTGTTATGATCAAGAACACCAAGTTGCTGCTAACAATGGGACTACCGAGTGCAGCTTGTTTCTATGCTCGACAGGATCCAAAGATTGATAAGGCAATGGCTGCTGCTGGGGTTGAATGCCGTGAACCGCCTCCAATTATCACCAAAGACGTACCAATTCCATCGGCTCCCCCCACTGCGGCAGTAACTGTGGCACCGCTTGCGCCGCCTCCGCAGCAGATTATCAGGGAAGTAGTTCGAGAAGTGGTATTCCATCCTACACCACCACCTAAAGTGATTACCAAGATCAAGTATAAGAACAAGTGTCCTAAGCAGCCTACAATTGTTACTAGGCTTGAAAAGTAAAACTAAGGTTCTACTGTAGCCTCGGTGTCGTCTACGATTTCTTCGTATTCTTCATCGGGGCTTTCTTCTGCAGGTTGGATAATATAATTGTTTACAACTGGTGGACGTTCGGGCTTTGAACTTTGATTTGTTGCAGTATTAGTATTGCTATTAACGCTAGATTGGTTCATTGAAGGACTCAATACAATAGACGGTGTATTAGATGCAGGTTCAGCTTTTTCGTCCCCACCACCAAACAAGGTCAATGCTGCAACAGCAATTGAACCCACAGTGGTAATAACTGCTAGGGCAACTTTTAGGGTGGTGGACTTCATGCCAATATTTATCCAAAATTTTATATTTTGGACATGCTCTTGCATTACCCCGCACACCCTGCTAAAATACTAGTACACGGTTCTAGCACAACTAAGTAGAGAAAATATGCGTATTCCCGTAACAGAAACCACAGCACTGCGATTAGGCAAGGCGTGGGATGTATTCAAAAAGACACTACCATTCCTAATCATCGTAGGTTTTGGCGTATTTGGTTTTAGGCTAATGCATGACGCCTTCAAAAAAGAGCAAAAAGCCTATATGAATAAATGCCAACAACAAGGTGGTGTGTTGGTTAGGGTAGTCAACGATAACTACCTTATGTGTGTTAAAGATATACAGATTATTAAGGAGCAATCGAATGTTTCGCCGTAAGTTTGCCGTAATCTCTCTCGCTGCATGGTTTGTCGTATGGAGCGTCTGGGCATATTCAGTATCGGGTGTTAGCGGTGTGCTACTTATAATTATTATGATGGGGACTCCTGCCATGCTAGCGACGGTTGCTGTTGAGGAACAGCTCAAAAATGACCGCAACTAAACGAGCCAATCTTCAACGTTTAGCAAAAGACGAGAAGATGCAAGCCCAGCGTAAGTGGCATACAGCATACGCATGGTTTCCTGTATTGTCCGAAGATGGCTATTGGGCATGGTTAGATACTGTACATCGTTGCCGCAGTCATCGCTTTGATCCCTGGCGGTATATTGCAGATGTACATAACGTACTAACTACTGTTGACGAATCATAAAGTATAAAATATGCATGATACATTGGTATTTTTAGGTGGATTTTTTATTGGTTTGGTGTTTGCAGTAGTACTACATACACTTAAGCAGATACAATCTAAGAACTGGTTGCCGTATGATGAGGAACAACAACTATGATTAAATCAATTTTAATCTATCAAGACGACGAAACGCATCCTATTATTGTAATCGATAACGATAGCGAGCATCCCATATTTGAAGCACCAAACTTTGAACTGCTTGGTGCAGAACTAATCCAGGTACTAAACCGTGCTGCTCCCAAGAGCAAGTTTAGACTTGAAAATTCAGAATGGTAATATAAGGAGACCATAATGTCAGAGCGTACAGGATTTGAAAAGTTAACACTACTGTGTATCGTAATTGGTGCAGCAATTGTTGTGTTTGGTACTGGTGCTGTAGTTGGTAGTAATATTGCCACTGCAAAGCTGCAGAAAGCTGCTACACAAAATTGCGGCGCACGGTTTGATGATCTGACCGGAGAGTTTGCATGGACTACTTGCACATCACCGTCCGAGTCTGAACCGGCAGTGTTTGCACCTGAACCTGATCCAGAAGAGCCAGTGGCACCCGCTGAAACTGTTCCATCAGTTGCAACCGAGACACCAAGTGAGCCAGTACACTAATCGACTTAGTGCAGAAGACCTAATCTACACCATCGCTCGTGATTATGTGGAGCTGTCTAACGACAAAGTTCGTATACAGCGAGACGACCACATGCGATGGTGTAGTGATTGGTTAAGGTATAACCATATTCGTAATGAAATTAACCAGTTGCTACTACCAATATTAGGCAGCGACGAGTTGGTGGAGGAATGGTTGGCGTCACCTAATTTGGCATTTGATAGTCGCACCCCCCGAGAAGTACTTGCAACTTATCCTGAAGAAGTGTTAACATACATATATGGTCAGTACAGCAGATAAAACAAATATGGATCTACTGCAGGAACTAGCTGCAGCAGGTGAAGCCATGCGTGAGGCTGCAAAGCAGTTTGATGCAGACAGCGAAGCAGCGTGGAATGCACTTGACAAAGACCAGCAGCTTATGCTATTCTGTGCTGTAGTTAGACGTATATACCGAGGCGAGATCAAGGAACGTCAAAGCTACCGCGGAGTACTATACGATGTGTTTGAGTTTGGTACAGATTCTTATGCACCGGCACAGTACTCGGGATACTTGACTATACACAACATGCTGTATGAAGCAGTAGATTTGGAGAATCAACGAGGTTACCCGCCACTAACGGATAATGCATCGTATTAAGTTTAAGGGCCTATAGCTTAGTGTCCAAAAGCAGTCGTCTCATAAACGACCGATCGTAGGTTAGAATCCTACTGGGCCCACCACATTAAAGGAAAAAGATGAATCGCGAACAAGAACTGTTGATTGTGTTGTCCGAGGAATGCGGCGAGATTGTGCAAGCAGTCAGCAAGATTCATCGCTTTGGCAAGAGCATTGCTAACCAGCAACGACTGGAGCAAGAGATTGGCGACTTTATGGGCGTACTCAAGCTCATCGTAGAAGAAGGCTACATTGATGGCTTTCGTTTACCTGAACTTGGTGAGGAGAAGATTGCCAAGTTGGAGAAGTACATGAACAACAAGGCGGAGCCAGATGGGTAAGGTTGTTGACTTCATGCCTTATCTTCTCAAGAAGAAGATGAGCAAGCCCAAAGCTGATATAGTGATAATCTATCCCGAGATTAAACTTGATCTAGATATGTCGTTATTAAATCAAAGCCTTAAAGATTTAATTGAACGTCTACGTGTAGAAACTCAATCACACGATGAAGATTAAGTACGACGAAAAAATCTTTGAATTGGTTACCACACTGCGTAGCATGGGCTGCGCAGTTGCGTTTTTTACACCAGATCAATTAGAACATGTGGATGCTACCTGGATTGAAAGTGCAATGCTAGACCGCGGCATGCAATATCTAGAACATGAGCTAGGCTACAATTACAATCCATCCTGGCCATTCAACGTAGACGACCTACTACCCGATGAGGACGAACTGTGACACGTCTTAACAAGACTGTATTGGTTACGGGCGGAGCCGGATTCCTAGGTTCGCACCTTTGTGAACGCCTGCTCAATGAAGGTCGTGATGTAATTTGCCTGGATAACTTCTATACAAGCAGCAAAGCTAACGTGGCGCATCTACTCAATAATCCACGTTTTGAATTGTTACGACACGATGTTACCTTCCCGCTTTATATTGAAGTAGGCGAGATCTATAACCTGGCGTGTCCTGCAAGTCCTGTTCATTATCAACATGATCCCGTACAAACAACCAAGACCAGTGTGCATGGTGCTATTAACATGCTGGGCCTAGCCAAACGTACAGGCGCTAAAATTCTACAAGCCAGCACCAGCGAAGTGTATGGTGATCCAGAGCAACATCCACAAACAGAAAACTATTGGGGTCACGTAAACCCAATTGGTGTGCGCAGTTGTTACGACGAAGGCAAGCGTTGCGCAGAAACGCTGTTCTTTGACTATCGTAGGCAACATAATCTAGACATCAAAGTTGTGCGCATCTTCAATACATATGGTCCACGTATGCATCCCAATGATGGTCGTGTGGTTAGTAAATTTATTATGCAAGCACTACGCAACCAACCAATTACCGTTTATGGTGATGGTAATCAAACTCGCAGCTTTTGTTATGTAGACGATTTGATTGAATCATTCGTTCGCATGATGGCAACAAACAGTGGTGTAACCGGACCCATTAACTTGGGTAATCCTAGCGAATTCACCATGCGAGAGTTGGCTGAAAAAATATTGCAGCTAACTGGCAGTAAGTCACAATTGTTATACGAAACATTGCCACATGATGATCCGCGCCAGCGCCGTCCGGACATCACACTAGCCAAAGAACAACTAAGTTGGAGTCCTACTATTGCATTGGAACAAGGACTAATCCCAACTATTGAATACTTTAAGAGGTTTGTATGAGCGCAGAACACTGGCAAGCTCACGCACAGAAGTTTGAAGATCAATACTTTGAACTGCTCAGTAATCCTGTTGCCCTACGTCGTGCGCTGGGCAAGCTACGAGATACCGATACCACTCCCAGTATGATACTTCGTGCAATTGATTTGGAAAACAATCGATTGGGCGATTGTGACCACGAAGGTAGCACACAGAACATTGTAGCTGATTTGGTTACAAGGATGTCGTGTTCCAAATGCGGGGCATATTATGATGCTCAATTGATTGTACCTAATAAGGAAACTGTATGAAAAAGATGCTATGTGCTGCGGCACTGTTGATGTTCACAACCACAGCACTGGCTGCTAATCCAGAAGCCTGCACGGAAATCACCGTTAGGTTTACGGCATTTACCATGATTGCCCGCAGGGCTAGCAACAAGCAGGAGTACGATGGCGTACTGTACAAACTGTTACTGGAAGGTAATGCAGACAGGGATAACCAAAGACTAATTGCCAAGTTGATTGAGCTAGGATGGACTGCTCGCAACGAAGATGTAAACATAGCAGCAATGACCTTGTACCATGCTTGCATGGCGCCCGATGCTACTACCTAATCCAAAATGAATCGAAAGCTTGAAAGACGTTTGGTACTCCAAGCAATGATTGGTGTGGACGAAATCTACCCGGATAAAACCAAAATATCCCTAGAAGATTGGTTAGAAGCCTACAGTCGTAAACTAATAGTGTTGACAGCCCAGGAATGTCGTGCTATAGTAAGCCACGTAGAGATTCAACAGGTTATTGATAAACATTTTTTGGAGTGAGCAATGAGTCATCAGTTTGATTTGGAACAGCAGATTTTGGGTGCTTGGCGCGTAACCGAAGATGTCAAGTTGATTCTTGATACTCTACAGAACCGCAACATGACCCAGGATGAAATTGCCAATCTGCTGTTGGGCGTAGTAAGCCTTTACGAGCTCAAGTTTGATCAGCTGTTCCGTACCTTTGAAGCTCATATCGGTGATTACTATCAGAATGCTAGACTAGCAGAAACAGTAACCAACCCGATGGTGGACTCGACTACGGCTGATTGACATGCGTAATGACAGGATTTTTCCACTGCTCATGCGCATAGCAGAGTCGTCCGATCACCTTCGCTATCAGTTGGCTGCTGCGGTAGTAATTCGTGGGCGTGTGATCAGTTTTGGATACAACCGTATGAAGACTGATCCCATGCAGGCCAAGTACAGTGTGAACAAGGAGCGTATCTATATGCATGCGGAAATGCATGCAATCAAGAACGCACTGCGTCACATAACTGTGGATGATCTTAGGCGAGCTACCTTGCTGGTGTTGCGTACCCGAGAGGATACTGCTAGTGGTTGGGGCATGGCCAAGCCTTGCGAAGGTTGCATGCGAGCTATTGCAGAGTTCGGTATTAAGAATGTAAAATACACCAACGAGCTGGGTCTAATAGACACTATCTGAGTAAATACTAGTATGAGCATTGTATATCTACTTCGTGGCGTTCCGGGATCAGGCAAGAGCACTCTTGCTGCTAAACTTGCAGCAGGTACACCCAACGCACAACACTACGAAGCAGACCAGTATTTTGAACAAGCAGGTTACCACAAGTTTGTTCCCGAACACCTACCACGTGCTCATGCTTGGTGCTTTGCAAAGTTTTCCCAGTCTGTGCAACGAGGCGAGCCTGTGATTGTGAGCAATACCTTTACCCAACTTTGGGAAATCAAAAACTACATTGACTATGCACTTAACAACCAAGCCAAAGTGATTGTAGTACATTGCACAGGTAAGTGGGATAATGTACACGGTGTACCAAGCGAAAAGGTAGACCAAATGCGTTTGCGATTCATGGATAATTCCATGATTGCATCTCGATATCCGGACGAGATTGATTCTGGACAACTAGTTCTAAAAACCTATTCTGGCAATTAATCGGAGGAACAATGCCTGCTAAACTTAGTCAACCTGTAATTGATCGTGTACTTGAGCCTTTAAAAGCTGAATGGTACTCGATAAACCCAAAAATCTCAAAGAGATATAGCAAAAAGAACAGCGGTAGAGTTGGTAACCATATTGAAGATCTATTTGATCTAAGTAATCACAATCTGCCAGGTATGCCCGATTCTCCCGAAGGTGAAGTCAAGACTTATAGTCTAGACCGTGGCAAAGATTTAACCGTTGCTAAAATTACAGCCAAGGAACATAAAAACTTTGCTCCAACATTTAATGAAAGTGTAGTGTTTAAGAAGATGGTTCGAACTATCTTGGTCACTTACAACGAAATTCGTAACAAAGATACACACTATAAGGTGAAGGATGGTATTATCTGTGATCTACATCGACTTGATAATTATACACTTTATGAACTAGATCAGGATTTTCAGAAATTGACAACTTGGATGAAGGGTGAAAAGTACAAAGACCTTACCAAAGGTATGTCACCGCCAAAGACCAAATACCTAACAGTGACTTGGTCAGGTACAAGTGAGAAGCCTCAGCCAACATGGAAATTCAAATCCAGCTTTGTTAAAGTGTTGATTTCTGGCGCCACAAGTCCTGTACAAGACGACTACTACCAACGTCAATTTGTCCCTGCGTAAGTTGTTGATTTCTAAGGGAAAACTAAATTCCCAATAGAATCAATGACTTACGCAATCTGGCGAAAATTCTGGTTGTAACCCTACCCGAACGGCTGTAATATACGTTCATAGGGTTAAATAACAGTTGGAGTTCAAAATGAATCACGACGACGTTCCTTTTATTATCAGCGAAGCGCAGTGTGCGGGCGAACAGGGCATGCAGCAGACCATCCCCAAACCCATGGTGGTGCAGGATGGTGCTACCCGCTATGTGGTGCCCAGCGGTGTCTGCGGCTTTGCTACGGTGAACGTACCAGGCGTTCGCAGCAACAGCAAGTTGGGTAAGGAGCTGATCAAGCACGGCTTCTACAAGAACAGCTACGAGCGTTGCCTGCAGTACAGCGTACACCGTGGTGGGCAGAGCATGGAGCTCAAGGAAGCCTATGCTGAAGAGTTTGCCCGGACACTTCGCCGCTACGGCCTAGATGCGTACTCCACTAGCCGGATGGACTAAGGGATGGGACATATGAAACGCTACTACGAGGACATGACCGATGATGACATGGTACAGTTCATGCGGGACATTGCGGAACTGAATACAGCCTACGTCAGTGCTGCTGAGCAGGATGACAAGAACTACGATCTGTGGCTACAGGAACAGGATAACAGTTTCAGCGTCATGATCAATGATAGCGAAGACTATCACGAACTGCGACCTTATTGATGTTTGCAGTACTATCCTTATTGTTCCTTGCTATGGGACAATGGGTCACGGCACTGATGTGCTTTATGATGGCAATGTTTCTTAAATACGTGGAGGACAAGCAATGAGTGATGAAGATTACGCCTGGAAGGATCGGCAACGCGCCAGCGACAAGCGAACAGACGACCGCGATCGCTGGATCAATTTCGTTGTCTGGATTAGCATTCTTACCATGGTCATTCTTACTATTCAAGCTTGCATTGCATAATGTCAAAGATTTGGTTCACTAGCGACTGTCACTTTGGGCACAGGAACATTCTTAGTTTCTGTCCCAACACTCGTCATGGTACTACGACCGACGAGATGGACAGTATACTGATTGCAAATTGGCAGCGAGATGTTGCGGATACTGATGATGTCTATATGCTGGGCGACATCTTCTTCTGCGACAGCAAGCGGGCCCGTGACATCATGGGGCAGCTGCCCGGACGCAAGCACCTGATCTATGGCAATCACGACAAGGTAATCCGCAGTGATCATCTGCTGCAGAAGCAGTTTGCCAGCATCAACGACTACATGGATCTGACGATTGGTAATCGTTTGGTTACCCTGTTCCACTATCCCATGCTGGAATGGCTGGGTATGAATCGGGGCAGTTATGCACTGTTTGGGCATGTACATGGCAACATGGACCACCATCCCGAAGTGGTCGATGCCCGTATCATGGACGTGGGCGTAGATAGTCGTCCGCTGGGCATTGCACCCGACAACGGTGCCATGAGCCTGTGGTCGTGGGAGCAGATTGACCGTATACTGGGCGCAAGACCCATACGCGGATTCCACAATAGCCGCGCCCCTTAACCCCCAATTTTGGAATAAATATTCCAGTAGGGGGGTTTTTTATGCTATCAAGTTTACGAAGCATGCTCGCAGATGGGCATGATGGTTCTATTTCCAGCAAGCGAGTGATCACATTTGTCTGCGTGTTCCTCATGACCTTGGCGTTTGTTGCTAACCTGTTCTGGGGATACAAGATAGATGAGTTCATGTACAGCAGTGTGATGTACGTGGTCATTGCGGGATTAGGTGCAACTGGATTGGAAAAGTTTGCCCCAAAGGCACCCAAATAGTTTAACAAAACCGCGTTCTCTGCGTAAATACAACGTAACAGAGGACGCAATATGTTAGGCATTCCTTCCCCATATCTGATCATTGGTGGTATTATCGTTGGTGCTTTAGTCATCGGCGGCACATACTTTTACGGATACCGTACTGGCAGCAAAGTAACCAAAGCTGAATACGAAACAGTAATCAACAACTACGTTATCGAAAAGCAAAATCTACAGCTTGCATTTGATAAGGAAAAGAACACCATTAAGGAAAAAGTAGTAACCGAGTACGTTGACCGTGTGCAAAAGATCAAGGAAATGCAGGTAGTATATCGTGACCGCATTCGTGATGTACCTAGCATATGCGAGGTTAGCAAAGGCTGGGTATATGTACACGATCAGGCAGTAACTGGAGCAGTTCCAGATACTACCGCAAGTGCCAATCCTGACATCAGTGGCGTAAAAGATACCGATGCACTAAATGTAGTAACAGACAACTACAGTACTTGCCGTGAGAAGGATGCACAGATCAAAGCCTGGCAGGATTACTTTGCAAAGGTCAAGGAAGCTGTAGAAAAGTCTAACAAGTCGGTATCAGACCGTCCTAAGGCCAAGTAGGAGATCAAGATGAAATACACAATCATATTAGCCACACTGTTACTTGCAGGATGCGGAACCACAACTCAGTTAACTTCTGAGATTGTCATGCCCGAAGCTCCGGAAATATTGAACCGTGCACCAGCACCGCTCAAGACCATTCGTTCAGTATATCCAGAGAAAACTGCGGAACCAGTTAGCCCAATTACTCCCAACAACTAAGTCATTGATTCTATTAGACAAATAAAATTTGACGTATTCAAAATATCGTGTATAATACACACATATTAAGAAATAGGACTAAATACAAAGTCAACACTGTAGTTGACAGACGTACACAAAGGATTTAATATACACAACATGGCAGCAACGAGAGGAATCAGTATTAGTAAAGCACAAATACGTGAAGCCAATCGCTGTGGCTATTGGTCGAAAAATCCAAGAGATTATCGTACTAGGGTCTAGAAATGCAGCAACTGCTGTGTTAACATAGACCCTGGCATCGAAAGATCCCAGGGTTTTTTATTGGTGGTAATGCGGAACGCGACTGCGAACGCCACCTTAAACAAAGTTCAAATGGGCGGCGGCGAGGATGAAGGCCATGGTGAAAACGTGGCTGGTAAAATCCGTCAGCATTAGTATTATGGGGGAGTGGCTGGGGTTATACAGCTTTTACTCTTAAACAACAGCACGGTGTGCCCCTTGGTAAAAAAGAATTCTTATGGTCGCCCCACACCACCTACCGTGTAACGAGTAGGTAGCCCACGTGGCTCAGCTGCGGTCCCGCAGCGAAAAGTTGGGAATATATTTCATTCTCGTGTATAAATAACTGCATGAGAATACATGAACTAACTGAATCCAAACAGATCAACGAAAACTGGCTTTCAGAGCTAATGCCTAATATTGATGCCACTGCAGTATTAACTGCAGCATTTGGCGCAGGTGTTGTTAAACTAATAATTGACAAGTACAAGCACTACAAAGCTAGATCTAGAAAGGTTCACCAAGTATTGGCAGATGGCAAGCCTATCAGCGATTCTAACTTGACAGGCCCGCAGGCATTTGCTGTAATACTAGAAGCTATACATACAAATAGTGTACGCACTAGAAAGCGTACCACAGTAGAATATACCATTATGGATACTGAACTTAATAAAGTAATATTCAACCGTAAACCTCAATCAACACCGGTAAAATAGTATAATGAGATTAAACGAAATTGCCGAAGAAACAGTACTAGACCGTCCACCTAGCACAGACAAGCAGGATGCTCCTCTGTATGTTCCTGGTGGTGCTACAGTGGTTGTACTTAACGATAACGTAACACCATTCCAAGTGGTGATTGAGGCTATCATGCATGGCGCAGGACTTAGTAAGTTTGCTGCTACCAAACGCATGATGCAGGCACACAGAGGTGGATACTCCGCAGTAGCCAGTTACGCCAGTCGTGACCTTGCAGAAACTGTTGCCAGCAGAATTGAAGAACATGCTGCTGGCAATACAGACTATGATATGTTGAAGCCGATGGTACCGCATCGCGGCCCATGGCCTCTTACTTGCGACGTAATGGACGCAGAAGACGCCCGTTAATTAATTTTTGGAGTGTAGCTCAGAGGCAGAGCCGACGACTGTTAATCGTCTGGTCGCAAGTTCGACCCTTGCCACTCCAGCCAAATATTGGCGCAGTGTAGATTCGCTCTACGGCCCATCGAGAGTGTGACGAGCTCTCGGGTTAATCAATACAGCCCGTAAATTTCGTCATCTAATTTGATATTGTTATCGTTTAGATAACATTCAACAATATTTTTTACTAGATTAGGATGGCAATGTACATATTCGCTTTGTACACGAAATCTATCTTTAAGAAGATCTAGTATTTTTTTCTCGTGTATTTTATCAGGTATAGTGTATACTACTAGAAAATAGCAATTTGGATTTGCTGTTCGATATGATCTTATACGATTGTGTGGATCCTTAGTAATACCTAATTTACATTTATTAGGTTTATCTGGGTCAACCATAATATAATATTGAATAGACATTAGTTTTATTTATTGGTCTCATAGTTCAGTCTGGTTAAGAATAACTGCCTGTCACGTAGTAGACGCGGGTTCAAATCCCGTTGAGACCGCCACTCAGTGGTGACTGTAGATCAATGGTAGATCCCCGGATTGTGATTCCGGTCGCTGTGGGTTCGAGTCCCATCAGTCACCCCAACTAATGCGCGAGTGATGGAACGGTATACATGACGGTCTTAGAAGCCGTTGCCGAAAGGCTTGAGAGTTCGAATCTCTCCTTGCGCACCAAATTAATTTTTGCAATTGTTATATCGCAAGTAAATAGTATTATGGGGCTGTTAGTATACTGGGTATTATGCTGCGTTTGCATCGCAGAGAAGGGAGTTCAATTCTCCCACGGTCCACCAATCAACTGTTGCGCGGTAGTAGAACGGCACTACACTGGGCTCATAACCCGGAGAACTTGGTTCAACTCCAAGCTGCGCTACCAAGAACGTTCCGTCTAATCAACGGATAGTGTGACCCGCACGACGAGAAGTGCCGTGATAGGTACGGGTGGTTCCAGTTCAACCTAACTGGCGCTGGCAATGCGTTAATCCCCTTGTGTTGAGCTGCTGCTGATGTCGTCTATTATGACTACTAGGAAAACCTAGCGTAAGATGTAAGCCAGCAAGGGGAAGCTTCTAATTTAGGGTAGTTGGGTGAGCGGTTTATACCAGCAGACTGTAAATCTGCCGCTTCGGCAACGGTGGTTCGAATCCATCACTACCCACCAAATAAAATAACATTATGTATACCTAACATATACATATATGCACACTATACAATATCTAGAGGATTAAATGTCTACTGAAATTGATCAAATGATTGCGGCTTTAGTCAAAGCCAATGGCGCTCCCAAGTATGCATACACTCCTAAGGAACTAGATCCCTCTAAGGACACAGTTTTTTATTCTGGCCCATACTGGGACCATAATGAGATCGAAGCAGGAGTACGTGCATTCCTTACTGGCAAGTGGCTGGTATCCGGAGAGAATGTTGCTAAGTTTCAGTGGGCATTTGGTAAAAAGTTCAATGTAAAGTATAGTCACATGGTGAACTCAGGTTCATCGGCTAACCTTACCATGATTGCTGCACTAAAGAAGCACCTATCATGGCGCGACGGTGCAGAAGTAATTGTGTCCCCTGTGGGCTTTCCCACCACCATTGCACCTCTGGTACAAAATAATCTCAAGCCCGTGTTCATTGATATTGAAATGAACACGCTTAATTTTGATGTAACTCAGATCGAATCAGCTATTAACACTAATACGGTGGCAATCTTTGTGTCCCCAGTATTGGGTAATCCGCCCAATATGGATGTGCTGGCAGATATCTGTCAACGACACAATCTAATACTGGTCGGTGACAATTGTGATAGCTTGGGTTCAAAGTGGAACAACAAGCTGTTAACTGATTACTATTATGCTTGGTCCACATCATTTTACCCTGCCCACCATATTTCTACCGGTGAAGGTGGAATGGTATCGTCTGACGATATCGAACTAATTAATCTTGTTCGTAGTATCAGTTGGTGGGGGCGAGATTGCCGTTGTGTTGGTGCAGCTAATCTATTAGCATGTGGTACATGTGGTAACAGATTTGATAAGTGGTTGGATGGATATGATGGTGTGATTGACCACAAATATCTCTTTACCAATATGGGATATAATCTCAAGCCGCTAGATATGCAAGGTGCTATTGGAGTAGAGCAACTCAAGAAGGTTGACGAAATCGATAGTAAGCGTCGTGTTAATTTTGCTAAGATTAAGTCGCTAATTGAAAAACATATTCCACAAGCTCGTATAGCAGATAAACTAGATGCTGCAGATCCCAGCTGGTTCGGTGTACCTATTATTGTAGATAGTGCTGCAAATAAAGAAAAACTGCAGGCTTTCTTTGAAAGTAATCGAATTCAGACTCGCAACTACTTTGCGGGCAATATACTATTGCATCCTGGATATCAACATCTGGGCATAGCAGCAGACTATCCAAATGCAAACAAGGCATTGTCGAATGTATTCTTTGTAGGGTGTCCTCCGCATTACAGTGAAGATGTGTTTGTGTATTACGAACAGGTGCTCGAGCTGTGGAATTAACAATTTCAGAGGAATCTAAATTCTCAGTAGTGACGCCCACCATGTGGAGATTTGCTCCATTCTTAGATTTTCTTTCTGTTGTTGTGCAGTTAGACATAATTGGCGAAGTTATTATCATCGACAATGATACTGCAGCTACGCCAAATCATGAAGTATTAACGCACCCTAAGGTTAAATTATACGATCTTGGTAAAAACATATATGTAAATCCTGCATATAATTTTGGCGTAGCCGTAAGCCGATATAACAGAATCTGTATTCTCAACGATGACATCATAGTTGATATAAAACTATTCCATAAGATTCATAAGGTGTTCAAACCAAATCAATTTTATAACATATCCTATGATGCATCTTGTGGTTTGCCAGTAACAGGAGAAATTGATCTTGTTCCCTGGCATGAAGGAGTCACCGGAGGCAATGGCGGATCGTTGATGTTTATCCATAAATCTGATTGGATAGATATTCCAGGTGGATTAGACATATGTTATGGGGACAATTGGCTCAATGACGTTATGCAAACAAGGTTTAGGCAGAACTTTATAATTAAAAATACCTTTTTTTATACACCAATGAACACTACTAGTAGTAGCTTTACTAACGGCAACTTGTTATGGCGGGAAGGTGCGATATATGAAGCTGTATTTAGACGATTTAGAGATGTAAATGGATATTCAATTGTACCTGGATGCACAGTTCTAGACTAGCATAAATACCACATGCGACTAAAACAATTAACACCTAAGAAAACAAAAAAGCCCGGTGGTTGGTTTCTACTCAATGCAGATCACAAGCCCATAGAAGCAGTAAATTCAGACAACTATGATGATATGACTGCATTTTATGCAAATCCACATCCAGGACAAGGATATATAGGATTTATAGATCGCACTGGCGAAGTAACACATCATCTTACAACAAATCAGGCGCGTCAGGTCGTTACAGTATCAGGCAAGCCCTGGTAAACTATTGGGACAATAGCTCAGCCGGTAGAGCAAAGTGTTGATAACGCTTAGGTCCATGGTTCGAACCCATGTTGTCCCACCAAATTAATATTCTGCTGTTATTTGATCAAACTCGTCAGGATCGCCTGATATACGGTAGAAGGTAATATCATCTGGTTCAAACACTACATCGGGTACTTTGGTCCAGCTAAAGCCCCCACCACGCTCGTAGATACTGTGATGTATGTCTACCATGTACACACCCTCTTCAACTTGCGCTACAACATAAACATGTTGTTCGTGGCTGCTGCTTTGAGTAGTAGCAGTGATATTGTGCTGATATAGAACATCAAGTATGGCATCTGCAATGATATGACAGATCCCGCCGCCGGCGTAAGTGTCTCGTTCTTCCTCATCCCATGCATCGTACGCATGTTGGGCAACTTGGACCATTTCTGGACGCAGTTGCTTTAACATCGCCAACGTTGGCAATTGTGCGGAATCAGATATTTCGTATAATCTCATAGATATATTTATTGAATTAGCTATAGACAGCATACACTATTGCTGTATAATACACATATTGGGACTGTAGCTCAGTTGGTAGAGCATCGGACTTTTAATCCGTGTGTCGTGGGATCGTACCCCACCAGTCTCACCAAATTTCCTTGACAGCACAGGGTGCAGGAGAGATTTATAAACTCTTTAGCGGCAGATTACCGTTCACGGCTGGGATCGTTACCCAGGTCAAGGACCAATTTTGTTAACACTGCTCAACAGCAGTATTAAATAGTTTGACGGGATGTAGCTCAGTTTGATAGAGCGTTTGCTTTGGGAGCAAAATGTCGCAGGTTTGAATCCTGTCATCCCGACCACTTTTATTTGCCGGATTGGTATAATGGTATTACAGCGGTCTCCAAAACCGTTAACGGGGGTTCAATTCCCTCATCCGGTGCCAACAAAGAAGCAGCATGGACCTAACTGACGAAGATCGTATGAAGCGACACGCAATAGCGTATCCAATGGAAGTTGGTGCGCCAAAATTTGCGCCCATCGCCATTCACGAAGAAAAAGACATTATGCGTAACATTGCTCGCATGCAAGCCGAGCAAGAATACCATCGTATTATGGAAGTGGTTACTGTACTTAAACGGCAAGCAGACGCTATACAGCGTAGGCTAGAAGTTACCGATATGGTACACGCTGCAGAATATAACTTTAAGGTAGTACCCGGACGCAGCTATTGGCTGGTCCGTGATACTCGCAAGAACAAAGTGATACTGGCATTTACTGGTCCCACCGAATGGTCTTCCGGAATACCGGTTGACTACCATTATGTTGCGGAAGTAAAATGTTTGGGTGATTACAGTTGGACAGAAATATGAACAAAGAAGAACAAATTTTTACCGATGCATACGTTAACGACATATGGGGTCCATATGGCGGTTATCCCGAGACCAAATCAGGATTGGGCTCTACTTTGCGACAAACAGTTAATATTAGACGGGAATTACCGTTACTATTAGAACGTCATAACATTACATCTATGTTGGATATTCCTTGCGGTGATTTTAACTGGATGCAGCATGTTGATCTAGGATATACAAAGTATATTGGCGCAGACATTGTGCCAGTTATGATCGAGGATAATAAAAAGCGATTCCCTTCTGTCGATTTCAGAACGCTTAATTTGCTGACAGACGATCTACCCAAGGTGGATCTTGTAATGTGCCGCGATTGCTTGTTTCATATGTCGTTTTCCAATATACATCGTGCATTGACTAATATTCAACGATCGGGTGCAAAATATATTTTAACTACGTCTTATACATGGAAAGCATATCCTAACGAAGACTGTGTTGACGATTCATCTGGTCGTGTACAGTGGACTAGGTTGAACCTATTTCTGCCTCCTTTCAACTTGCCACAGCCAGTAGACTTTATTTTTGAAGGTACAGCAGAAGACCCTACTACAAGCGACAGAACATTGTTCTTGTGGCGGTGTGGGATCGTATGATTATTATGCAAGTGTGGTGGAATCGGTATACACAACAGACTTAAAATCTGTCGCTGTAATGGCTTGCGGGTTCGAGTCCCGCCACTTGCACCAGAATTTTGTCCCCGTAGCTCAGAGGATTAGAGCGAGTGGTTTCTACCCACCAGGTCGGAGGTTCGAATCCTTCCGGGGGCGCCAAATTGGAGACGTGGCTGAGTGGCCGAAAGTACCTCACTGCTAACGAGGCGACCGTAATTGGTCCGTGAGTTCGAATCTCACCGTCTCCGCCAGATTTAATAGGAGTATGATAATGAAATTACTAAGCGAGCTGGCAAATGATGTTCTAAGATCACACAGAACAGATTTGCCAAACTATCAAGTTTTAGATAAGAACTTAGGAGTCAATGGACATTGTTATATTGATGAAGTATACGAAACGCTATTTGCACCCTATAGACTTTCCACTAAAAAAGTTTTAGAAATTGGGGTACATAATGGTGGGTCTATGCTGTTGTGGCAGCGTTACTTTCCCAATGCCGAGATACAAGGCTTAGATAATACGATTAGTCTATTTTTTTGGAAGCAGCACGACAGAATACAACTAAAGAAATGTGATGCGTATACTACAGAAACAGTTAACGAGCTAGACAACGGGTATGACATCATCATTGATGATGGTCCCCACACACTGGACTCGATGAGATTTTTTATTAAGCACTATCTGTCAAAACTAAATATCAATGGTATTGCAGTCATCGAAGACATTCCAGATTCTGCCTGGATTAAAACACTGCTCGATGATCTCAGTCCCAATGGGATGAGAACACGAATTCAAGTGTTTGATCTACGTAATATCAACATGCGCTATGATGATATGGTATTAGTTATTCAGAAGATAGGATAAGATTATTGCGGGATTAGTTTAATGGTAAAACTAGAGTTTTCCAAACTCTTGTCAGGGGTTCGATTCCCCTATCCCGCTCCATTTTATAAACATAAGGATAGTAGATATGACCACTGAATTTTTTAGAAAGTATTCGGATATCGTTATGGAAGCAGAAGCTCCTTTGGTTGACATTGGCCAAGTTGCTGCAAGTTTAGAATTTAAGCCAACACGCAAATTGGCCAAAAAGTACACACAGGTAGCAAGCACGGAAAACATGCCAGCGATGAGCTACGCTACTGCAGAAAAGGAAATGCCAGTTGTAACAGTTACAGCGGATGGCAAGGAAACTCAGAACGTAGCTGCTCCGGGCGATATCATTATGAGTGGGCCCAGTAAGGAACAGTATGTACTTAAAGCTGCTAAGTTCCCTAAGCTATATCAAGTAACAGGCGATACTGCGATTCCCGAACAGAGTCCGCGTATGGTTGCTGCATACACGGGCAAGGACATGGTAAACTTTACTGCTCCCTGGGGCGAGTCCATGGTACTCAAGCCTGGCGACTACTTGGTTAAAGATGGTGATGCTGGCTATTATCGTATTGCCAAAGCAGAGTACGAGCAAACATATAACCCACCAGGTAAGTAAGCTAATTGTGCCACTATGCTAAATACACATATGGCACAATATCATAACTTCCAACTGTTCAATTACGGTCTGCTGCACGAAGCAGACGATGAAGATAAAAAGGGCAAGCCCACTAAGACTCAGGACAAGACTAAACTACCAGGTTTAGATATTAAAGATCCTGAGATTGGTCGTGCTGCTCCTACTACCGGCAAGCCCGAGACAGAGCCTGCAGCACAGCGTACTGCAAGTGCTGAAAAGACACGTGCTAGAACCAGTAACATAACTACTGGTCCCGAAGGCATGCGTCACATGCTGGATTTGACACGCAATCTGAATCAAATTGATACAAGTCAAGAACCTGATCTGGATACTGAACTTGGATTTGATGAACCCACCGTACCAACCACAGATAATCTACCTGCTGTACTACAGCGTGGACTCATGCGTGGCGACGAAATACAACCCAAATGGCACCAAGTTAAGAACTTGCCCGGATACATCAGCAAGCCCATACGTGCTATGGGACGACAGCTATTCAGCATGTTCACACGCACACCAATCGAGAAGATCAACGTGCTGGCAACTCTAGGCAAACAAGGTCCAAACGAACAGCATGAACTTAATATAGTTGCTGCCAAACTGCGTGATCGCGGCCGTAGACTGCGCCAAGCTGAAGTTAGCATGCGCGAGCTTATGCCTGACTACGATGCGCAGATTAGCATGTTCGAAGCTGATGGTTATACCTTTATGATGGTCAAGGACTTTGCGGGACGCTACATCTATTCGTGGCCCAGCAAGGACAGTATCAGCGGCGGACAAGTTGCTGCGCCAGACGAAGTAACCTCACTACCACCTCCCGCTCGTAGACTGCGTTAATGCGTATAGATGAGATTGAGTCTCCCGATTACATGACAGGTCACTGTCATGTAATGGCTATCGCACTAAAGAAACTGCATCCAGACTGGACTATACGTGCCCGCATAGGGTGGGATGAAGATGGTGAAGACGAAAATTTTAGAGTGGATCATGTGTTCATAACCGCACCCAACGGCACCGCATACGATTGTCGCGGACGTCATGATAGTGAGGATACGCTATTAGGTCCGGATGATACTGGTGGAGAAGATGTTCAAGTCATTGACTTTGATCAGGACCTTATTAAGGACACTGTCGCTCGAGGCGAGCTACGCGCATTTACCAAACGCGATCTAGAGCAAGCACTGGCTGCTGCTAAGAAACTGCCCCTGTAATTCAAAATAAATTTTACACACGAGCATAATCGTGTATAATTACTACATTGCCCCTATAGCTCAGCTGGTAGAGCAACTGATTTGTAATCAGTAGGTCCGCGGTTCGAATCCGTGTGGGGGCACCAAGTTTATTGTCCCTATCGTCTAGAGGCCTAGGACATCGCCCTTTCACGGCGACGACAGGGGTTCGAATCCCCTTAGGGACGCCAGTTTATGCCCGGTTAGCTCAGCGGTAGTAGCGTTGCCTTTACACGGCAAATGTCGGCGGTTCGATTCCGTCACCGGGTACCATTTCGCACTATTGCTGACGCGCCGCAAAATTTTCCCAGTGTGTTAGTACGCACATAATTACACATAGTATTTCACATAGGAAGTTAAATGAAGCGAGCACTTATTACAGGTGTTGCCGGACAAGATGGCAGCTACCTTGCGGAACTGTTACTAGACAAGGGTTATGAAGTACATGGACTAGTACGTAGAACGGCAGACGCAGCACATCCAAACATCAGTCATCTCAAGCAGCACATTATATTGCAGCAAAGCGACCTCAGCGATGGCAATAGTCTTCGCAATCTGATTGACGAAATTCGTCCAGATGAGTTGTACAATCTAGCTGCTCAAAGTCATGTTAAGGTTAGCTTTAACGCTCCTGTTATGACCAGCGATATTAATGCACTAGGTACACTACGCATACTAGATGCAATACACAGTCTCAAGATGGAAGACCGTATTAGGTTCTATCAAGCCAGTACCAGCGAAATGTTTGGTGTGGGGCAAATCAGTCCGCAAAATGAAACTACGCCATTCTATCCGGGCAGTCCATACGGCGTAGCTAAACTATATGCCTATTGGATCACTGTAAACTATCGTGAAAGCTACAACATGTTTGCTTGTAATGGCATACTGTTCAATCACGAAAGTCCACGACGTGGTGAAACATTTGTTACACGCAAGATCACCCGCGCATTTGCTCGCATGATGTTAGGTAAACAGAACGTGCTTGAACTAGGTAATCTAGACAGCAAGCGAGATTGGGGGCATGCTAAGGACTATGTACGTGCCATGTGGATGATGCTACAAACAGATCGAGCCGACGACTATGTAGTTGCTACCGGCAAGCAAACCAGTATTCGAGAGTTCTGCAAACTTACCGCGGAATACTATGGTATTGATTTGCAATGGGAAGGGTCAGGCGTTGACGAAATAGGTCGCGATGTTAATACGGGGCAAGTACTAATACGTGTTAACCCCGCATACTATCGCCCAGTTGACGTTACTAATCTTCTAGGTGATCCAACTAAAATTAAAGAAATATTAGGATGGGAACCTGATTGTGATCTTGCACAACTTGTACGTGATATGTGCGAGTCCGACTATGAACAAGCTAAACGAGAGGTATAAATGAAGAAGTTACTAGAACTAGGCAATCACTACGTAAGTGATTTTGTAAAGCCCGGCAGTGAGATGCGCGAAACCAAGCCCTGGAGCTTGGATCTTTATCTGGATGAAACTATTGGTGCAGTACGCCTGGACGGTGTTGCTCCCCTAGACAAGATGTATGGACAGTATTGGTATCGTTCGGGTATCAACACCAGCATGACCAAGCAGCTACAACAGATTGTAGCCGAAGTTTGCGAGCGCGTCAGCATTAAGACTGGCGATGTTTGGTTGGATATTGCTTGTAATGACGGCACACTACTAGCTGCAGTGCCAGATACTGCTATTAAAGTGGGTATCGACCCAGCAGATGATAGCTATATTGCAGAAAGTACTCGTGTGGCAGACGCAGTAGTGCAGGACTTCTTCAGTGAAGCAGCATATCAGCGCACGGGCTACGGTGATCGCAAGGCCAAGGTAGTGACCTGTGTTGCTATGTTCTACGATCTAGAAAATCCACGTCCCTTTATTCGTGATGTACACAAGATCCTAGCAGACGATGGTGTGTTTGTGGTGCAGATGAGCTACACTCCGCTCATGCTTAAGCAGATGGCATTCGATAACATTTGCCACGAACATGTGTACTATTACAATCTCACCAGTATCAAGGCACTGTTTGAAGCAGAAGGCTTTGTAATCCGCGATTGCAGCCTCAATGACACCAACGGTGGTAGTTTCCGCGTCTACTTCCAAAAAAGTACCAGTGACAAGCGCACCTTTGCCACACAACAGCAGCGCGATGTATGCGACTACCGCGTTGCTAGCACATTGGAATATGAAGCTGCACACTGGGATCTAAGCAATCCCCAATTGTGGGCAGACTTTGGTGCTAATATTGATCAGCTTAAGCGTGAAGTAACGGAGTTCCTACATGCAGCCAAAGCAGAAGGCAAGACTGTTTATGGATATGGGGCTAGCACTAAGGGCAATACTCTATTACAATTGTTTGGTATTACGCCCGACCTAGTTACTGCTATTGCGGAACGTAGTCCATACAAGTTTGGATTGGAAACTGTAGGTACACGTATTCCCATTGTTAGTGAGGAAGAAATGCGAGCTGCTAAACCTGATTATCTGCTAGTTCTGCCCTGGCACTTTATTGATGAATTTGTCAAGCGAGAGCAAGACTTTATTAATGCGGGCGGTAAATTAGTTGTACCTTGCCCACGTTTTCAGGTAATTAGCAAGTAATTTATGTACACACAAGTTGTGAATGGGTATCAAATGACTTTGGATGAAAAAGAACTCATTCAATACATGATGTTGATCAATGGATATGAGCCCGAAGAATCTCAATGGGTCATTGATACATTGAGGCCAGGACAAGTATTTGTGGATATTGGCGCAAGTTTTGGTTGGTATACAACTATGGCGTTAAATTTAGTTGGGCCAACCGGAAAAGTTTTTGCGATAGAACCAGGTCCCCGCGCATTCCAGTCATTGGTGAGTAATCTTGGTCATGTTAGCAACTTGTTTATTAGAAATATAGCTGCAGGTAAAACTAGCGGCTATATTTCATTATACGAACCCGAAGCAGGAACTTTGTATACTCCCAGTTGTTTTTCTCAACCCGGTGCAGGTCAACACAACAAAATTTTTGTTAGTGTTGATCTGTTGGACAACGATCAAGATCTAGCAGCATGTGATTTCATCAATTTGGTAAAAATAGACATAGAAGGTAGCGAACCTGATGCATTGTGGGGCATGAGAAATCTATTAGAAAAAAATAAGATAGGTAGGATTATTTGCGAATACAATGAATTTTGGATGAAACAAAATAACTACACATATAGCAAACTAATAGATGATTTTACTAAGCACGGGTTCCTAATAGAAAAAGTTTCTACTATAACAACAATGCAAGTTGATATTGGGCAAAATATATCTATACCACAGAAGCTACAAAGCCTCTTGTTCAAACATAATTCAATAATTTAGGATTTATATTATAATGAAAGTTGAAAACGATCAACTGCATCTGGTAACGCCAAATTATCAGATTAGGAAGTCTAAATTTAAGATGAAACATGCAGGGTTTGAGCAAATAAACGAATGCTATGCTCAGGCAGGGCAAGATCTGTTTGTATTGGGAATACTAGAGGGTAAGAGTAACGGCACTTATTTAGAAATTGGGTGTGGCGAACCAAAGTCGTACTCAAATACATATCTATTAGAGCAACAGTTTGGATGGAAAGGTGTAAGTTTAGACATAGAAGATTCTATTGTTCAGAGCTATAATCTTTCTAGAAAAAATAAAGCAGTAGTAAGCGATGCGACCACAGTTGACTATCTGGATCTACTAGAGAAATCTGGGATACACACACGAGATCTTGATTTTGCCAGTATTGACTGTGAACCTGCGTCAAACACATATGCTGCGCTCAGAGCACTGCCGTTAGATGTTCTTCGTTTTGCAGTCATAACATACGAACATGATTGTTACTATGCAGGCCCCAAATTCAAATACAGTAGTCGCAACTATCTATGGAGTCATGGTTATGTATTAGTTGCTAGCAATATTAGTGCAGGTGATGCTGGCACCGGTAATTTAGAATACGTAGATTACGAGGATTGGTGGGTACATCCAGAACTAGTGGATATGAATCGAGTGTCTAGATTTTTCTCTAATAGTGATGATACAAAATTCTTTATGAGTTATTTGTTTGACAACATTCATGAGTCCTAAAATGAAAATTCTATTTGTTAATACTGCTGCGGCTATATGCAGTATTCATGAGTCAGGATCGATGATATATGAATCGGTTAAAGATAGTACGAATTGGTCCATGGAGTATGTCAACGCAAACGACCTAGATCTGGATCATTTGCATCGGGGGAAAATAACACTGAAGAGTAGTAATATTACTCTTCCTCCGTTTGATTTTTATATATTCAACTATCATAAAATTGCAATGCAACAAATGATAGGAATCCAGGGACAATATCTAAAACAATTACCTGGACGAGTGCTAGCAATTGTACTAGAGATGCGTCCAAACGATCCAATGGTTGACTTAGATAACCCAGATTATTTTGATGCATATCTGGTCCTGGATCCTACAATGAAATATCATGATCCCAGATTCTATGCATTCCCTCGCCCCATTCCGTCAATGAATTTTGAATATAAAGATACAGGTATTCCTGTTATCGGCACATTAGGGTTTCCTTGCTATTCAAAATGCTTTAACTTAATTGTCAAAGCTGCGCGAATGGAATTTGAGCGAAGCGTGGTACGAATGAATATTCCTTATCCTCATTCATACTATAGCATGCACGAAGACATGTACAATGATATCATCGGACAGTGCAAGAGAGAAACTGGCTCAACCGTAAAATTAATTATTACTAATCATCACATGAGTCGAATTGACTTGTACAAGTGGTGTTCAGAGAACAGCCTTAATGTTTTTTGGTATACACGAGACGGGTCTACTCCAGGATTATCAGGATCTGCAGACCCTGCAATAGCCAGTGGAAGGCCGCTGTCGGTAAGTTCATCGGCACACATGCGACATATACATCAATATCAACCTGATTGTAGCAAATGGTCATTGAAAGATTCATTGCAGTACGGACAAGATGCGGTACAACAAATGAAAAAAGATTGGTCGCCGATAGCGTGTCAGACTAAATTACTCAACATACTTACGAGCATTAAATGAAATCAACAGTACTATTTGTAACTCCCACTCTTGTAAAAAAAGCAGCATGCGGTGTTGGTTGTAGGCAATTGATATGAATCTAATGTTCTGCAACCATGCTCATCATGGTGATTTGTTTATTATACGTGGTATGGTTGCCGACTTAGTTAAACAATTATCGCATTTGCATCTATATTACGCACATTTTTGTAATCATAAGGTAATGAATGATATAATGCCCAGTTTAGATACTGCATTAGCAAGATCTGTTTGGAACGATTATCATTTTGAGAAGTTTGTTAGAGTTAATGTTAATGGTAGTATAATTCCAGTTTTAAACACATGGGTTGGCGCATACCATGGTCAATGGCCCGGAGGGCACCCATCCTATGTTTATCTGTATAAGATATTTGAGAATTGCTATAACATACTGAATTCAGAACTAGCAGTTAATGTAAAGCTAAACCCTAATATATGGCATTATATTCCAGATATCAATTATGATCATTATGATCTTACCATTGCAAATCAGTTTTTAACCAATCACGAAAAGATATATCTATTCTGTAATGGTCATGTTCAGAGCATGCAAAGTCAAATGGATAATATGAAATCCATTATAGAAATTTTAGCAGAAAGACACAAGGATGCAACTTTTCTAGTTACCGAAAAGTTTGATACTGTCCTACCTAATATCAAATTCACATCTGATTTGTTTCAGTGTGATAATGACCTTTGCGAGATCAGCTATATCTCTACTAAAGTAAATCTCATTGTAGGTAAAAACAGCGGACCGTTTACATATACTAACACTAAAAGAAATCTATTAGATACAAAGAAGATCTTTGTTAATTTTAGTAATCACGGAGTTGATACGTTACCTTATGACTTGGACATTTCTGCTGACTTCAGGCACACCAGTACTACCTATCTGTATTATGCATCTGAGATACTAGAACAAGCAATAGAAGACGCAAGAACTAACAATCAAATTTCAGGATTCAAATATGTATAAAATTGCAATCATCACGCATAAAGAAACTAACTGTGGAGTTCATAACTTTGCAAAGACAACTTATGATATACTAAGCAAATCAACAAAGTACCAATTTGAGTTTGTCACAGTCAATGATATACAGGATTTAGCTGTATGGTATACTACAACAGATGCTAACGCCATCCTATGGAACTATCATCATGACACACTAAGATGGGTTACCAAATCCTTGTCTGAAGAAATAACACTACCTCAGTTCATGATCACTGGGCATGATGTTTGTACATACTATCCTACGGTATTAGCACATTTTGTATGCGACCCAACTTTTAGTAGCGAACAGTTCACTACAATGCCAAGACCAGTACCGTATGACCTAAATATAGTTTATACGCCACCTGGACCAATTCTAAAGATTGGTAGTTTTGGATTTGGACAATACAGTAAAAACTTTCCCGGTGTTGTTCGCATGGTCAATGACCAATTCATTGAACCAGTAGTAGTAAATCTACACATTCCCTACGGTAACTTTGTGGATGCTAGTGGGGCACTTGCCCATGAAATTGCAGATCAATGTCGTGCAATTGCCAATATCAACGTCAAATTGAATATCACACATGACTTTAAAACCAATGAAGAAGTGATACAATTCCTTAATGGCAACGACATTAACATTTTTAATTACGACGATCAACCAGGTAGAGGTGTTAGTAGTTGTATCGACTTTGCGCTAGCTGCTCGCAAACCATTCGCTATTAGCGACAGCAGTATGTATCGTCATGTTGCGCATAATACAAATCTATTGCTCAGTAAAAACAAGATTAAAGACATTGTTAAGAACTCTATAATACCTCTTGAAGAATTTTACAATGCTTGGAGTGCAAAAAGTTTTATATCTGCGTTTGAGCAAAAATTTGATCAGTTTCTGTCAGACAATCTGACGTTTCATGTGAATCACATGAATCATGTGACGAACAAACCAATAAGCAGAAGTAAATTTAAATTCCCTTATACAAATTTTAATAAGATAAACACCAGTTATTCACAAGCAGGGCAAGATTTATTTGTGCTTGCTGTACATAAGGGAAAAGTAAACGGAACTTACTTTGAGATTGGGTCAAACGATCCAGTATTAGGCTCAAATACATATCTATTAGAACATACTTTCTTTTGGAAAGGCACCAGTGTTGAGATTGATCTCAACTGTGTTCTAAATTTTAATACTGTCAGACAAAACAAAACAGAACTATTTGACGCTCGAACTGTAGATATTAAATCTGCATTAGAACGAGCAGGCATAAACGATTTACATATTGACTATCTGAGCGTGGACTGTGAACCTGCTTATAATACATATATTGCGCTGCTCAATGTTCCTTTTGACAAATTAAAGTTCGCAGTACTTACATACGAACACGATGGTTATATAGCGGGTGACGAGTGGTTAAAATTGAGTAGAGAACATTTAACTAATCTAGGGTATGTGCTAGTAGTATCAAAGCTAGCAGTTACAGAAACAGCGTACTTTGAAGATTGGTGGGTACACCCCGATCTAGTAGATATGGAACATGTTAGTAAAATGATAGCAAATGATGACAGTATTAAATATTTTGAACATTACCTATTTAATTCGTAAATATAAGCATGCGGGAGTAGCTCAGTGGTAGAGCCCTTGCTTGCCAAGCAAGATGTCGCGAGTTCGAATCTCGTCTCCCGCTCCATTTTAAAGGAACATCCATGTCTCTGAGATTAAACAAAGAAAAAAATGTAATTGGCGGAGTCTGCGCAGGACTAGCTGATGCTACAGGCATGGAAACATGGGCGTGGCGTTTGCTGTTTACCCTAGCGTTTTTCTTTGGTCCCGGACTATTAATCTATTTGCTGATGTGGATCTTTGTGCCTAAGCAAGCGTAACCATCCACTTACGGTCCAGTCCATCACGCACAGGTTGTTTACGATTAATAGCTTGCACCAGAGCAGCAGTGCTAATTTCATTGTCCTTAGCCCATTGACGTAGTTGAGCTATGCCAACTACTTTAGGCGCAAGATTAGATCCCACTTTCTGAACAGTGTACTTGCCGGGCTTTAGTCCTCGACTGTGTCTATCCTGTTTGCGATAAACATCAAGTGGCGGTTGTCCCGGTAATCTGAAACGCCAACCTCTAATAGGACGACCAAATACTGCATCAAGTGGATTCAGTAATAATCGTAGCAAGCTCATGTTAATGCCGTTTGCTGCTGCCCATCGAGGGATATCGTCCACACGCTCTTCTTGATCCGGAGTATCTCTGCGACTGACAAATACGGTTGTGGGCATGTTGAACGCCGCTGCGGGTTCTAGCGGTTTATAACCTTCAAATAGTTCATGTAGCTGCACGTCTGGCCCCTTTATACGCTACCAGACCTAGAGCGTAGTTATCGTTATTGTATATCTTTAGCATGCGACTGTTAGTGATTAATCGACGCATGCTTTCGTTGGTTTCTACGGGAATTTCGTAAGTATCTAGACCAATTTTATTCTGAGATTTTTTAATCGCACCTAGTTTATCTAGTTCTTTCTCTACGCGAGCAGTTACTTCCTGAGGGAAGATATACAGCACTGCCCGTACAGTAACACCTGGTTTATTGTGCAAACTAACCCACATACGTTGTCCACCCAGAGTTTGTATGTCGTCGCTGCGTATTACTTTAAAAGTATCCAACATAATAGCGTACATGCCTGCAGCAACGCCTTCACCACGATGTTTTTTGTGTACGTAGACGTTTAGTACTCTTGCGCCAGTATTTGCATGCTTGCCTGGCTCAATAAAAATTATACGTCCTGTAACTGTTTTTTTATCCTGAGAATAGGTGTGTAACGTATCTTTATTAAAGAAATACCATAAGTCACGCCACTTCTTAGCCTTGCCAGCATCCGTCATTGCTGATTGTAGTTCTTCGTCCATGCCACGTTCGCCATACGCGCTCAGAGGTATGCTTTCAATTTCTTGAACGGGCTCTATTAATTCTAGCAGTCGCATGATGTATTTAGTTTTGATGTTGCAATCAAACAAAAAGGGCGTTACTGCCCTTTCTGCTTCTTTGCTAAGGTGTATTATCTCTTTTTACGAGATTCGGTTAGCGTCTTCTTTTGCTTTTTCTTGTTCTCGGCAATTAGCTGTTCGTATTGAGCAATCTTGCGTTCGATCATCAGCATCTTACGGCGCTTGGCTTCTGCAAGACCGTACTTACTGACAGTTTTCTTATCAGTTGGGCCAACTCCAACTGGACCGGTGTGATACTTCTTGATCTTGGCCTGTAACCAATTGATTAGATCCTTACCAACGCCCTTCTCGTAGATCCATTCCGCATTGTCATCCCACAATGCATTGAGACCTGAGAGCAATTCCTGGCTGCTCTTGGCAGGAGTAATTGATGGTGCTGGAGCCGGTGTTGCATCCTGACCGCCATCCTGTGGCTTAGTGTCACCAGGATTAGGTGTTGGCTTAGGTTCTACCTCACCGGGCTTAGGCTCTTTATCGCCAGGTGTAGGTGTTGGCGGAGGAGTTGGTGTTGGTTTTGGTGTAGGTGTAGGTGTAGGTGTAGGTGTAGGTGTAGGTGTAGGTGTAGGTGTAGGTGTAGGTGTAGGTGTTGGTGGAACATCGTCTTTGTTAACTTCGTCCGGAATACCAACTTCCTTAAACGCACGATCAACCAGACCACTCTTAACGCCCATCTTCTTGAGGAAGTCGACGACAACTTGTTTGTCTACTGGGCCGTCTGTTGGATTCTCGCCGCGGTTTCTACGCCACCACAAGTCCAACTTGTCTGTTGTGATCTTGTTCTTGGAAGTGTTCCATCCAGCCTTAACTGCATCCCAAATACCTTCGTCTAGTTCATCCTTATACTTTTCAACAGTTTCCATTACCTGCTGTACACCATATGGTGTTAGGTATACTGCGCTCTTTAGTGGCATCTTCATACTTTCTTGGATTGCAAAAGTAGTGCAAATCTTGTCCCAGTCTACGCTTTCTTTAATACCGTAGCGACTTGGAGTATATTGACCGCTTGCGACCTTAGCAGCAGTGTCGGACGCAGTTCCCACTCCACCTTGATATACAGCATTTCCTGTTGCACTTGGTATATTGACAATCTCACCAAGCCCCAAATCATTAGGATTGGTTATTTGTGGGTTTGCTTGCACTAGATCCTTAACACTAACGTCCATCTTCTGAGCAATCTGACTTAGTGTATCGCCCTTAGCTGCTGCAACAGTTTGAGTGGCTGTATCTACACCAGTTGGAGCTGGTGTTGCTGCCGGCTGCGCTGATGCAGTTTGTCCGGCACCAGTATCTGTGGCAGTCTGCCCACCTTGTACACCCTGGATGATTGAACCAACGCCGTATGTAACTGCGCCTGCCTTGAAGCCCTTCCATAGTGCGCTACTAGCACGATCACCCATTAGCATGCGGTCCAGTGTTCTTAGTCCGCCTGCCACGCCTGCAACTGCACCTAGGCCTAGTCCGCCGCCCATTGCTGCTGCCGCAGTTAGACCTGCAATAACAACACCCTGCATGACGGGATGCTTATCACCAAACTTTCTATATGCTGCGATTGCCTTGGTTAGCTTTCCGTCTGGTCCTGACTTTGCAGAGATTTGCTTTTGTAGCTTGTCTACTGTAACGTCAAATCCGCTTACTGGGCCACTTTGTGCAATCTTACTCTTGAGCTTTTGCCACGCGCCCGAGATCTTGCCCATTAGTGTCTTGTTGCCACCTTCGCCTGCTGGTCCAATATCTGGATCACCACCAGGTAAGTCCACGTTCCAACCCTTTTCTGCACCCTTGGATACTGCTGCAAACAGCTTCTGTATCTGATCCTGTGTCAGTTGGGCTTCGGAAATCATGCGTCCAATATCATGAAACTCATTGTAGATTTCTTCTGTTAGCAGTCGATCCCTGAGATTCATGCCTTCGCATAGATCTTCTAACAATGCGCGTTTATCTTCTAATATTGTGCGTGAACTAATACTTCTTTTCATGGGAATAACCTCAAAATGTTATGTGTTTATTTAGTCCTGTAGTAAATACTCATGCCCTAAAGGCATTTAAAGGAGACGAATCATGGAAGCTCTAAAAGGCGCATTAAAGTCGAAGACAATTTGGTTAGGCGTAGTAGTTGCGGCTCTGTCAGCACTACAGGCCAGCTTGGGCGGACTATCCGCTGAACAGTTGGGAATGGCTGGCCCAATTCTGGGTGCAGTAATTGTATGGCTGCGTACACTCACTGACAAGCCACTAAGCGGCAAGTGAGTAACGGGGTCAGTGGGGCTAGTCCTTGCTGACCCTTTTCTTTTGATTGGAATAAATAAAATTAGTATTTGAGGATTTTGTTATGGCCAGTGAAGATATGAAGAAAATGTTAATGCTAGTAGAATCATGCTCTTGCGAACAATCGCAGGAACTTGATGAAGTTGATAGTATTAATAATTTTGCAGAGGAATTTGAGGAGACTTCTGTCCCCGAGGAAGTAGAAGAAGACTTTGACTTTGACGCATTCCTAGAAAGTATCCGTGAAATGACTGGCAGTCAGCTTGACGAACTAAAGCCCGACACTTATTTCAGCGCATCTGATGCTCGCAAAGCACAGAAGCTAGCTCAGGCAAAAAACATGGGTGTAGCCGATTATGCTGCGGATTCTGACACAGCTCCTGCTCCTGTTCGAGGTTTTAAAGCTGCACAAGACAGATTAAACAATACGGGCCTTCGTAGACAACAGGATCAGTTTAACTTTAACAGTCAAGTATCTGCAGTAAAGGACTTGTCACCTGCTACACAAAGAAAAATGGGGTTGACTCCAACCAAACAGTTTACAAAAGCCGATAGAAAAACAGTTACCGACATGAGACCACATCGTCCAACTGCACCTGCAGTAAAAGAAAGTGAGCCAACACAGGAAGACGCAGAGTTTCAGTCGTTTATGGAAACACTGAGCAACGTGCTGCGTCACAAGTAAGCCCAGCAGAAATGCACTATACAATAAAGGGGCTTTAACAGTCCCTTTATTTTTGACTAGCGTTAGTGTACAGTATAACTATTACAGCGTTGAGGGATCGTCTAGTCTGGTAGGACATTGGATTTTGATTCCAAGTACCTAGGTTCGAATCCTAGTCCCTCAGCCAAGGTTACGGAAGCGTGGTCGAGCGGTTTATGGCTCTAGTCTTGAAAACTAGCGACTGTCACAGGTCCGTAGGTTCGAATCCTACCGCTTCCGCCAATTTATCCCTGTGAATAAATACTAGGTTATGGGGGTAACGACAATGCAGGAGAATCTTCTTCAGGAAGTTGGAATCAATGCGGGGCTTATTGTGTCGGGATTATTTGGTTCGCTTCTAACCATTAAAAAAGGAGCTAATACGCATTTATACAGCATTGCTGTTAGTATTGCCACCGGTATTGGCAGCGCCAATTATATAACCCCAATTGTAGTTGATACTTTAAATATTAGTAATCAAAATCTTACTTTTGGTATTGCATTCATACTGGGTTTTCTTGGGTTAACTGGTATTGAATATGCCATTAAAAAATTCATACCCGATGCTGCAGAGGAAATAATTCCTAATAGGCGTAAGCTAACTAGAAAGAAACCCATAGCTCGAAAAAAGACTGTGCGAAAAAGATAAGGAGTAGACAATGGAATTCATGTACCTGTTGAATATAGCGGCTAATATTGTTATTTGTCTGGCAATGACTGCGTTCTTTGTACTGCTGTTTGGTAACGGTAACAGCATTATTTACAAATGGCCTGTACTACAACATTGGTCGCTTAAAATAGCACTGGTTTCCATTATTGCTACTTCAGCATGGAACGCTATGAATACCATTTACTATGATATGATACCACGTCACGGCATGATCATTGATACAGTAAAAGCTCCTCCTGGCGAGATATTACTTAACATAGGATTGGCTGCACTGTTTGTATGGATTGTGATATTCCACAAGTATCATTTTTTAAGCAAGGCCCCACCTAAGACTGCTGCTAAGAAGACCAAGAAGAAGGTTGCTCGCCGCATCACCAAGTAGCAATGATTAGGTTTTTAGTTGTAGCCGTACTGTGTGCAGCAGTATATCCCGCTGTGACTTATAGCCAGGTCAGTGGCATTATTAATCGTCCACCAGTTGCGCCACCTGCAGCTCCAGTACCACGACGCAGAACAGAAACTGTAACCATTGTACGTTGGTTACCGCCTATTGTGGAAACAGTTCCCACCGAGACAAAACCTCGACCACGCACTGCTACAGCCACACCAACGGATCCAGATCAACCCATAGTAACATTTGATACACGCCCACCTGAAGAACTCATACGCGAAGCACGACAAGTATTAACCAGCAGAGAAGGTCCCTACACTGTAGCAATCAATAATCTACGTTCGTTCATTCTCACACAGCCACCAGCCACCGCACGAGAAGCACACGAACTATTGGGGTATGCATACGAAAAGTCCAAACTGTATGACAAAGCCAAAGTAGAATACGCACTGTACTTAAAGTTATATGATGTGAAAACTGACGACCGTGTGCGAGTACAGCAGCGTTTAATGGCATTGGAAATAATTGAGCCCACGGAAACAGCAAACAACTTTAAGGAACGCGCACCACGACAAGGCGACAGCTTTGAACTATCAGGGTCCGCTAGTGAATATCTATACTTTGGTGCAACCAGTAACAGTGCAGGTATCATACAGTGGAACACTTCTCAGATAAGCAGCTTAACTGGACTGCAACTGGATGCCAAACGTCATCACAATCAATACATATGGAGCAGTCGTTTACGCTTTACCGCAGCAAGAGATCTACTAGAGAATAAAGATAACACTGCAAGACTTAACATTGCTTATGTAAACTTTGAAGATACATTCGTTAGATACAACATACGACTGGGTAGACAAAACCCCTCAGCTGGTGCCATTGGACGGTATGATGGAGTCAGTGCTTGGTACCGCACCGAAGACCAATACAAGTGGACGTTTGCAGCAGGTGTACCATATACCGGAGAAACTACTGCCACTAGACGCTTTGTGGGTGCGGGGTTTGAATGGCGACCATTTAACAATACCACTACTTCATTATACATCAATCGCAGCATAGCAGATGGATTTGTTGAACGCATGGCACTGGGTGCAGATGTAGAATACGGTGGTACTTCCACTACTGCACTGTTGAATACCGAATATGACTTTCAGTACAGCAAGTTTAACAAGGTTAACTTTCAGGGCATACACTACTTTAACGGCTACAACATATTTGCTAGCTACGAACGCCGGCGCAGTCCTATACCATACGCAGACGTTGCATTGGGCTTAGGTATACTGGAACCCGAACGTCAAGTATACAATTCAGTGGGAGAATTATTAGCTAGGTCAGGATTGAATTCAAACGACATCTATCGTTATATTATCACCACCACACCCATAGCTAGTTCGCTAGTAGTAGGTGCGGGCTATACCATAGATAAAACATGGACGCTGACCGGTGATGCGCAAGTAACCAACTTGAGTACTACTCCGGGATTTACTATTTCGCCACAGTTTGATCCCGTGCCAGTAACTGTGGGCACACGCAACAACTATTCGCTAACACTACACTTGTCCGGCGAAAACGTTTGGGACTCTCACAACACAGTTGAATTTGTAGCCAATCGTACCATTGGTGAACGCCGCAGCTACTTTGTTACAGTGGCCAACAACTATAGATTTTGGGATACAAACAGCTTGTCTGCTACCTTACGCTATGACGACATAGCGCACACATCGCGCACAATTAGTGCAAACCTACGCATAATATACGCATTTGGCGAGCACGGCAAGCTGGAAGCACAGTATGCTAGATCCTTAATACTACGTCCATATGCTGTAACCATCTATCAAGTAAGTCCCGTATTCACCAATCAAACCTTTTACATTGGGTACCGTTACGACTTCTAAGTATAAATACTATCCTAACGGGGACCATTATCATGGCGAAATTAAAGAGTTTCTTTGCGTCTATTCTTATGGCTGTAATCGTGTTTGCAACTTATGCAATACCCACAGCAGTACTAACTACTTTTTCTCCGGACGCATCTGCTGCAGAATGCACCCTCTACGAAACCATTCACCCAAACTTTCCGCTAACTGGTGCGCACCTAAGCACAGGCAAGTGTTCAACCTGCGCCAGCTGTCACGCAGGTGGTAGATTTATTGGTACCCCTAAAGTTTGTGCAACTTGCCACAACGGTTCGCCAACAAGTGCAACTGTTGGACGCAGTACCAGCCACATTCCAATTGGAACTACAGACTGCGGTAGCTGCCACGCAACAGTGACATTTACATCAGGTGTAAACATGAACCACGCCTCTGTAAGTACACAGAGATGTGATAGTTGTCACAATAACGCATTTAGAACATATGGTGCACAAGGTAAGCCAAGTGACCACATTCCAACCACACAAGACTGCGGTGTATGCCACAAGAACACTGGACGTAACTGGGATAGTAGCTTTGCTGCAATTCACGCAGGCATCACAACCGGCTGTGTAACTTGCCATAATGGTACAACTGCCAAGGGCAAGATCAATGCTCCGGGCGGACACCCAATTACTAGCGATTCTTGTGAAACTTGCCATAGTGTAAACAGCAGCATCAGCTTCAAATGCACACAGCTCATTAACGATCCACGCATTCAGAAGATGTTGCAAGGCGAATTCTTTGCCATTAATTACCGCGCCACACGGAAGTTAATTTAAGGCAGGATGAAAACTAGCATAGTTGTAGTTACGGTTATGGCCGTAACTACAATCTTTATTGGATGGGTCATATCTCCCTACAGGCTCATTGACCCACACAACGGGTTAGGCTATATACTAGGTTGGACAGGTGCTAGCTTGATGGCACTGATGTTTTCTTATTCCATGCACAAAAGATTTGAATGGATGTGGAAGATTGGTAAAACTGCAGAATGGTTTAACATACATCAACTGTTGGGTATATTTGGACCCATTACTATTCTCTATCACAGCAATTATCATTTGGGCAGTCCCAACAGTAACATAGCACTATTCAGTATGTTGATAGTAGCAGCCAGTGGCATAATAGGTCGATACCTACGTAACCGCAAGGGCTTTGAACGATTGTTTTCCGCATGGCATGTGGGACACTTGCCTATTGTGTTTATCATGATCATATGCGTATTTGTGCATGTGATAACCGTACATGTTTACTAAATAATAGTATGGCAAACTTTAAACAATTAATATTAACATTCTTTGCAGCACTAGCTCTGGTTGCTTGCGGACCTAACAGCGACACCGGTAAGGTGGGCAAAGATGGTTACTACTTTGAAAAGGAAACATTTACACGCACAGAGTTCCCCATGAAGATAGTGTTAATGCCCAGTGCCGCTGCACTAAGTGCAGAGATTGCAAAACGCAATAATATACAAGGAACTATTACTCCTAAGAACGTTGCTGCGTTCAGTGTGCTGCGTAAAGATGATTTAACCTGCACCATATACATGGTTGATCCTAAGGTCAGTTACGAGCCCGAGTTCTTTGGTCATGAACTAGTACACTGCATCTATGGTGTGTGGCATCGTGAACCACAGCCAGGTAGAAATTAATACATTCTTTTAATTATTATACTAAATAGTAGTCGCTGCTGCTACTACTCTGAGGTGTCCCATGTCTAAATTACTTTTTATTCTCAAAAAGAGAGAAATGACTCTTGATGAAAATACCACATTACATCAAGATTATCATCCATACTTCCAATACTGTGTGTCAAGTGGTCTGCGTAATAGCGCAAGCTTTGTAGTAGACATGCTGAATCAAAATGGTACAGAAAGTAAACTAGTAGAAGTACCAGACAACAACGCAATTGATCGCGAAGTTAAAGCATACAAACCCACCCATGTGATCATTGAAGCATTTTGGGTAGTACCCGAGAAGTTTGCAGTACTACAACAACTGCATCCTCATGTGAAATGGATTGTTCGTAATCACAGCGAAATGCCATTCCTTGCAAGCGACGGAGTTGCGCTAGACTGGACTCTGAAGTATCTCACCTACAGAAATGTTTATATTGCCCCAAACAGTGTAAAGGCGTATAACGATACTTGTAAAATTGTAGCATCAGCATATGGACGCAAGCATCCAATTTGCAAGCGAGTCATTTACTTGCCTAATTTCTACAATATCAAACAAAACGTAGTAACCCGCAAACCAATTGTTGACACTATTAACGTAGGTTGCTTTGGTGCAATTCGTCCCATGAAGAATCACTTGGTGCAAGCAATTGCCGCAATCAGTTACGCACAAAAGAATAATAAAAAGCTTCGCTTCCATATTAATGTGGCGCGTATCGAAAATCAGGGCAACAACGTACTAAAGAACCTACGCGGATTGTTTAATAATCTCGGGGACAATTACCAGCTAGTGGAGCATGGTTGGTTGCAGCACGACGACTTTTTGAAATTAATTGAAGAAATGGATATCGGACTACAGGCCAGTTTAACTGAAAGCTTTAATATTGTGGCAGCAGACTTTGTAAGCCGCGGTATTCCAATTGTTGTGTCCAATGAAATTGATTGGATGCCCAGCCATTTTTATTGCAAGCCAACCGATTCCGGTGATATTGAAAAGACTATGGAAAGTGTATTGTTTGGATTTGGTTTCCTAGGCAAGGCAGGATTCGCATTACGTTCACTAAACAAGTACAACAAGCGAAGCGAATACATTTGGCTACGTTACTTTGATTGGGGTGGAGACAAAGAAGACTAACCAAAATAGTCGTAGACATTTAAATTTATTCTGTTAAACTTATATCTGCGTTATATATTTTAGCTAGAATAGGAGAAACAAATGGCTAAGTCTAAGTTGATTGGTACCAAGGCGCCTGCAGTTGTACTGCGTACTCGTGTGAAGGACGAGGACGGGCTGTACGATTGGCAGGATATTAATACCCGGGATCTATTCAAGGATCGTCGTGTGGTACTGTTTGCACTACCCGGTGCGTTTACCCCAACCTGCAGCAATGAGCAGCTACCTGGTTTTGAACGTAATTACAAGACATTCCGCAAGCATGTGGATGAGGTTTACTGCCTCAGCGTTAACGATGCATTCACTATGAATGCTTGGGGCAAGGATCTCAAGATCAAGAATGTCAAGTTGCTACCAGACGGTTCCGATAAGTTTACAGACAAGATGGGAATGCTAGTTGCTAAGGACAATTTGGGCTTTGGTGTTCGCAGTTGGCGTTATGCAGTAGTAATCAACAATGGCATCATTGAAGCTGCATTTGTTGAGCCAGGTAAGAAGAACAATGCTGGTGATGACCCATACGTTGAAAGCACGCCTGAGAATGTACTTGCTTATCTTGCAACCCCAATTGTGGAAGAAGCATTTAGTCCCAAGACTGTGCGCAAGACTGCAGCTAAGAAGACTGCAGTTGTTACTACCGAACGGATTTTTGGAGTAGTTGCAGACGGAATTGGCGACTTCGAAGTTAAGTAACCAAACTAAGGCGCAGGGCTAATAACTCTGCGCCTTTTATTATGACCACTAAAAATGATGTTACCGGCGACCTAATTCAGACCAAGCATACTAGTAATGTTTATCGAGCAAATTGGGATAAGATTTTTAAGAAGAAAGCCGTTAAGTTTCGTAAGCCGAAGGCGGATAAAACTCAAGGTAATGATTCACCTTAGTTTCATGCATGTAGTGAATTTTTGGATTTGCATGTAAGACCCAGGATTCATACACTAAACGCACGTTTGGGTCTGTAGAATCTCCCGCTAAAGACAACGGGTCTGGTAAACGTCGGAGATGGTCCGACGTTGCCCACCAGAAATTACCCAACCAATGTGATTTAGTAGCAACTACATCGTGCGATTTTAAATAGGCCAAACATGTTTCCCATTTCCCCACTAGAAAATATTGCATGCATTTACGCCAATCATGAGTAGATGCAATATTCCTGTGAGATATACCTTTACTGTGTAGATATAGATAATTCCCTTCATATAAATGAGAATATCGCCATAATGCGTATAAGGTCTGACCTTCGTATAGATTTGGTTCGCTAACATCCCGAATATCAATTATTTCTACGTTGGGGAAATGACCGCTGATATATTCGGTCACTAAGTGAACGTAATTTCGACACATCAATGGCAACCATTGATTCTTAGGCATGGTGATGCACATTTTTATCTTGGCATGTTTGCCCAATAACGAACGCTCGATGAGTCCTAACTGTTCGTCTAATATCAAGGGAAATGTAAAACAATCATCGCCTGGCGGAATGTATAAATGGTAGAATACTGTAATCATAAAAATATATATCTAAGCTGTTGTATTCATACAAAATAAGTAATACAATAGATCAAAGGAGGAAATCATGAGTCAAGTATTGATTACAGACAGCGCGGGCATGCCCAAAGATTGGGTTTGTTACGAAGACGCTGTTTGCTACTATGCCAAGCACAAGGTGCTGTGGGAAGTAGGCGCAACTATCAAGACATTCTACGGTGGCATTAACGCATACGGTGAGCAAAGTTCCATTGACATCAGCTCGATCGTAGGTGTAACAGGGCCACTGTTTGGGGACAAGTTCTTAAATCGCGTAAACAATCAATTTACTGTGCGTGAAATCCTCTATGCTCGCGACCGTAACGTCTGTGCCTACTGCGGTGACGCATTTGGTGATCGAGAACTGACCATTGACCATATCATTCCCCGTAGCAAGGGTGGGCGACATTTTTGGAGCAACACCGTGAGCGCATGCAAGCCCTGTAACAGTGCTAAGGGCTGCAAGACTCCAGAAGAAGCCCGCATGCCCCTGCTCTACGTTCCCTATGCGCCCAGTGTATTTGAGAAAATGATCCTAAAAAATCGTAAAATTCTAGCAGATCAGATGGAATTCCTGCTTGCACGAGTCCCAAAAAACAGTCGTTTACATCGGGCTGCGTAAGTCATTGATTCTATTAGGAATTTAGTTCTTGCGTTTTGGACCCTTGACCCGTATAATATGCACATAGGGTTAGGGAAAGGAGCAGAACATGATCCAGGTGTATCACGGTGAGCAGCTCGTTGCTGAGGTCATGACCGACAAGCTCGATACTGCCTACTGCATGACGCAGAACATCATGGGTTCGTGGTCCAAGACGCGACTGGTGTTTGGCGAGAATAATGAGCTGGTTGAGAACGGTGACTTCCATCCTGAGGTGCAGGTCATGGCTCCGCTGCACGTTCACAACGGTCGCGAGTACGGCCTGCGCTCGACCATGGTAGGTGACGTCATGGTACGGGACGGCGTCAAGTACCGCGTGAAGTTTGTTGGCTTTGAACAGGTCTGAGGAGTAACGTATGCCTTGCTATAACGGTGATGACTCGTACGATCGTGGCTACAGCACTGCGTACAGTAATGAGTTTTAAATGGATTCTTGAAAAGATTTTCAATATTTTTTTGATTAGCATTATGTTGTTTTCTATTTTTCTGTTTATTGCACAATTTTTTGTTATATCAGAACTGGATAAGAGAGCTGATGCTTGCGTAAATGCTAATGGTATTTACATGGAAGTATATGGTGGCTATGAATGCATCAGTAAAGAGTCTCTTAAGACTGTGGAGGTGAAGTAATGGAACGCGATGACATCATCCGCATGGCACGAGAGGCTGGGTTTACCGAACCGAATCACCTAATGAATCCTTGGAGTGTATCCGATGAAGAACTTGAACGCTTTGCCGCCCTCGTCGCCGCTGCCGAGCGTGAGGCGTGTGCGAAGGTGTGTGACAGCATTGACACCTATGGCGACGGAGCAGAGTGCTGGACTGAATATGCCGCCAAACTTATCCGTGCAAAGGGGCAGTGATGCCTACCCTAACCGAATCGCAGTTGTACAATCTCATGACCAGCGGCAGTGGTGTGGACAAGACCGCATTACTGGTTGCAATCAACCGCACAATGGTGCTACACTTACATCGTGACCATGCATACGGGGTGCGACGCATTGCCCAAACGCTAGGTCTCAAGCAGAAACAGGTACAGGCAATTTTGGGAGAGCAGCAATGAGTCATTATATTGTTGAACGACTGTTGGAATTTGAAACCCGTCCCTCGCGTTGGGATACCTTGAGTTCCCATGCCTCACTGACCGAAGCCAACAACAAGCTGGCCTATGTCACGGAGATGTTGGCTGCAGTTCAGCAGTCCGAACGAACGATCCCGCGCCGCAGTTCGCCAAATGGACGCACGGTGGCCTATCGTGTGACGGAACGCCCATGAACGAATATCAAGACTTGATTGAGGCACTCAATCTAGCCATTCGCAATGTGAACAAGGCTATTGACATCGAACAGCGCATTAGCCATGATGCCCATAAGCATACGGCGCTTATGCAAGCGCGAGACCAACTTGAGACGTATCGCGAGGGTATGGTAGCACTACAGAAGCGCATGGAGGTTGTAGGTCGATGATTAAAGGAATTGTTAAACTTTCTGAACAGGCACAAGACTTTGCGGCAGTGCAACTCGCCACTGTAAATGCTGGCGGTCTCTCAGAATTTCATCAGTTGTATCGTGACAAGTTTGCTGAGTTGATTGTGCGGGAATGTGTTACAGTTGTAGCAGATGCGGTCGACCATCGTGAACCCGCCAGCACTTATGCAAGCAAGATTCAACAACACTTTGGAATTGAGTGATGAACCAACGAATTGCAAAACTCTACGACCGAGCACTGGCCGTTGACAGCAACGGTGATTATGTTGCAGGTGAACTGGATCCTGAAAAGTTTGCTGAGTTGATTATTCAAGAATGTGCCAACTATGCCTCCCGTAACTGGGAGCATGGGCACTTGCTAGCTCAGGACCTTAAAACTCATTTTGGATTTGAGTGATGAATCGTGAAGACATCATCCGCTGGGCGCGGGAGGCCGGCGACGTTGAAAAGGACAGCCGCGGGCGAGAGACCTTCAGCTTTGATTGCTATGGTGTAGAGCGTTTTGCTCAAATTGTCGCCGCTGCCGAGCGTAAGGCGTGTGCGCGGATTGCCAACTCCTACGGTGGCCCTAAGGAACCCATGATGGTGGGCACATACGAAGCAGGGTGGTTTAACGCTGCCGAGGCGATTGCGGCTGACATCCGTGCGAGGGGTGAGGCGTGAAAGCTCGAGTAGTACAGCATGGCAAACTGTATACAGTGGAGTGGCGGCGCGGGTTTGGTATTTTTGGTTGGTGGCAACTGTACCAAACCACTTGCAGTCTCGACCAAGCTTGTGTATACTTTGATCATCTCAAACAACTAGACGGTTCTCACGAACCTAAACCTATTCTAGTTCACTACTAAGGTATATCATGAAGTACAAGAAGAACTCCTACGTTATTGCCTACAAGCGCAGCGATGGCGACCTTGAACCATTGGCTGCACTGCACAACAATGGTGGAAGATTTGACCCAGTAGAATTTGACCATTTGGTCAACATCCTAAAGGACGAGCTGGAAAATAGCCTAAGCGAAAAGCTGTCCGTAATTCACCTGGAAATTCTCCCTGATATTTTGGAGCGGTAGCGTAAGTCATTGATTTTGCTAGAAAACTAAATTCCCAATAAAATCAACAACTTACGCAATCTGCTGAAAAATTGGTAAAATTTTGGTTGCAAGCAGCTCTACTTGACCCTATAATATGCACATAGGGTTAGGGAAAGGAGCAGAGCATGCAGATCAAAACGTGGCTTGAATACTCCGAAGAGCTCCGCATTGTGAGCGTCGAGCTCTACTACCAGCACCAGAACATTTGCCCCAGCTGCGACGGCTGCGGTGACCACGGCTACGATGAAACGGGCTGCCCTTACGTTTGCTACGGTTGTGGCGGCACGGGTAAGTACTTCCAAGGGAGCAAGTAATATGACTCAGTACACCTTCGACGCTCACATTGTCAGCGACCTGCACAAGGACGCCCACGGCTATCGCCCTCGCGAATACTTTTGGTCCGAGTGGCATGCTGCCGACGACGCGGGCAAGCAGCGTATTTGGGACGAGCTGATCGAAGACCTTGGTCACTCCAACCGCGAGGAAGAGGCCGCGCACCAAGCAGCGATCGCTGCCACCGAAGCACGTATTCAGAAAATCCTGGATACTGTAGCCGGCGCCACTCGTGCGGACGCTATCCGCTTCCTGGACGACGCGCACGAAACCCTTGGCGACATCAGCTACCTCGAGTTCCATCTTGGTGTGCCCTACGGTTACCTCAGCGGTGTTAAGCCTGGATTTCTCCTTGGTCCTGTGTTGGTCTGAGGCGTAAATACCATATGGAAAAGGACTACAACGCAATGACCGATCTGGAACTGTACGAGGAACTGGATCAGGATAATGATACTGGTTTCCGTACCGAAGACTTGGTTAGGATTGTGCGGGCAGCAAACGATCCCGCCGCATGGGGCGAGTCCATGACTGGTGAACAGCTTCTGCAGGAACTGCTAAAGTCCGTACAGGCAATGCCTGGCTGCGAACAAATTGCAGAGGAAATGGCTCAGCAGATTGCACAGATGAATTTTACCAAACACTAATAAATATCTCACAAGGAACATCATATGAAGCTGAAAGAAGTCAACAACTATTACAACAATCTCTCCGACAAAGCTCTTCTCGAGCACGTGGAACAGCACAACGATACTGGCTTCTGTAGCGAAGATGTAGCACAGGTTATTCGTATGGCGAACGACCCCGCAGAGTGGAGCAAGCCCGTGCTGGCGGAAGATTATGTGAAGATGTTGGAAGCTCGTATTGCAGCACGGAAGAAGGCTGACCCAAACTAATGGCATTACTCGTAAAACAATCCTCACGATTTGACGAATATCTAGAAAATCAACGCCCACGTTTTGATTTTCTAGATGAAAAATTGTTGGATTTTCTAAAAAAGAAAATAGATTTTTATAATCAGAATCCGTCAGGAATAATTCCTTCAGTTAGCAGTTATGACAAAGCATTTAGCTCGGGTGGTCCGTTGCGGGGTGCAGTACAGGGAGAAAATTTACGTCACATGCACCTAGCAGGTGATGTTAATTTGGTTTATAGTATTGTACAAAGCGGTGATGATAAGACCATAAAACTCTATAGCATATTTTCGCATAAAGAATTAGGCACAGATTCTGGGCAGTCTGGCAAACTGCACCACGACGCTGGTATAGTTAAAACTTTGGCAAATCTGAGCGCCGGTACCTGGACTGATTTCTCTATGGGAACCGACGCCCCAGAAGTCCCTACAGAAAAAATTGATAAAATTTCTGTATTTGATAAGAAAATAGATCCTAAAATATTGAGTACCCTATTAATTAAAATGGGATTAAAAATTCCCGATAGTACTCCTATTAGAAATCAACTCAGTTTATTCCTCAGAGAGCCTAACTTTAAGGAAAAGTTGGTTGATTACAATAATGCAAACCCAATTGGATTAATTGATGTGAACGGTGAGCTATATCTTAAAGACCATAATGATGCCCACCTGCTGTTCCTACTAAAGCGTATTGGTAAATCTAATGTGGCTGCCATAGTTTCTGGCGACCGTCGTAAGGATGATAACCCGGTCAAACAAGACCAGCGTAACCCTGTAAGCGAGGAAGACGATTCCAACATATCCTGGGAAGAAATTTTAAACAAGTACCTATGATTTTTGGCGTAGACCAAATGCTTCGTTAAATATTAATGCAGCAGCGATGCTGCATTTTTTATTACAAGAGGTATATTATGAAGAAGATTATTTTTGCAACACTATTGGCCGCAGCAATGGGAACAGCCCAAGCTGCAGACGTTGGCGTTAATGCCGGTTGGGATAATGCTGGTCGCAAGGGTGATAGCACATTGGGCGTAAGTGCCAGCCTACCACTACACGGACCATACGGTGTCGCAGTAGAGTTGGACAAGCGTTCCGAGGTTAACCGTTATGGCGTACTTGGTACCTATGACGTTGCTAAGGTATTGGGTGCAAGCGTTGTAGCCAAAGCAGGTCTAGCTATGGTTGATCCAGACCGTGGCAATAACGTAACATTGGTCCAGGTTGGTGTTGGCGCAACACTACCACTAGTGGACAAGCTGTCGCTAACCGCTGATTACCGTTACCAAATTGGTGAAGGTAGTTGGGATGGTAGCCGCGTGTTTGCGGGCGTAGTCTACAAGTTCTAATCCAACTTGTACCTTAGGAAAAGGCGCATCTTGCGCCTTTTCTTTTGACTTGTGCATCTACTTCATGTATAATACACGCATGTTCATTACTACGAGTACAGTATGCTAGGCAAGATTGGTTTTGCATGTAAGTGGGTAGACGACTCACTAGAAACGGTTCCAGAACTAAACAACCGTAGCACCACTGTGGCTTGGCTTAATCGCCAAACTCGTGAGGTAGCCGAACAGCGACTATGGGACATCATGGTCCATAATATTGACGCAGCATATAACCTTGTAGCTCGTGTGGGGATATTAGATGAGCAACTTCGAATGGTTCGTTTGGGTAGCGACATACTGCCTGTTTTTACTGAGCCTAGTTGGCGTTACTTTTGGCAACGTAGCGACGTTCGTGCTTATGCGGAAAAGCATCTTGAGCCAGTGGGAAACCTTGCTCGCAGTACTGGGGTTCGTACTTCTTTTCATCCTGGCCAGTTCACTGTACTCGCTAGTGAGCGTGATGATGTGGTCGAAAGGAGTATAGAAGAATTTGAATACCATGCTACTCTAGCACGTTGGATGGGGTATGGTAAAACGTTTCAGGACTTCAAGATCAACGTGCATATTGCCGGACGGCGTGGCGCACAGGGCATTCGTGACGTGTACCCTCGCCTAAGTCCCGAAGCTCGCAACACTATTACTATCGAAAATGAGGAGATGACATATGGGCTCGATGATTGTCTTAGTTTGGGCAATTTGGTCCCTATTGTGCTTGACATACATCATAATTGGATACGTGACGCAGAGTACATCCTACCCTCCGATAGTTGCGTTTCACGTGTGGTGGATAGCTGGCGTGGCGTTAGGCCTGTTATCCATTATAGCGTATCTCGTGAGGACGTTCTAGTAGACCATTGTGCCGAGACCTTGCCTGACCATAAGCTGCTACTAGAGCTAGGGCACAAAAAGCAGAAGCTGCGGGCGCACAGTGACTTCTACTGGAACCGTGCTGTTAACACGTGGGCACTAGAACACTTGTCCTGGGCAGACATGATGTGTGAAAGCAAGGCTAAGAATCAAGCCAGCAGGCGCCTCTACGAGCAACTAAATAGTATGCGTAAGCCCCTGCAAGAGACACAACATGCACCCAACCACGCACTATAGATCCGTATTCATCTCGGACATTCACCTTGGTACAAAAGGTTGTAAAGCCGATGCTTTATGCGATTTCCTCAAGCACACCACCTGTGATAATCTTTTCCTGGTAGGAGATATCATTGATGGTTGGCGACTAAGCCGCAAGGTCTATTGGCCACAGAGTCATACCAATGTGGTGCGTCGTATACTGACCGCAGCCAAACGTGACACGCATGTCGTCTACATTGTGGGCAACCATGACGAAGCACTGCGCGAGACACTGCAATATGATCTCAGCTTTGGCAATATTGAAATCAAAAATCATCATCGCCATCACGGACTAGATGGTAAGCAGTATATTGTGATACATGGCGACATGTTTGACACGGCACTACGCGGACATCTCAAGTTTCTCTATCACCTAGGCGATTTTGCATACGGTATACTGCTAGACATTAACAATGCACTAGCATGGGCACGCCGTAAGATGGGGCTAAAGTATTGGAGCTTGAGTGCATATCTCAAGCACAAGACCAAGGAAGCAGTCAGCTTTATGAGTGACTTTGAGGATTTGATTGCGGGCTACTGCAAGAACAAACATGCAGATGGCATTATCTGCGGACACATACACAAGGCAGTTATCAAAGATATCAACGGCATTACTTACATGAATGACGGGGATTGGGTTGAAAGCTGCACTGCACTAGTCGAGCACACCGACGGACGATGGGAGTTAATATATTGGAACGACGTACAAAAATCGTAATAGTCACTGACGCTTGGTACCCACAGGTAAACGGCGTTGTAACCACTTACAAGAACATTATCGAGAACTTGCCACCTAATTATGATGTAGAACTGATTGAACCTAGTCAGTTTAAAACTGTTAAGTTTCCTTTCTACAAGGAAGTTAGCCTTGCACTAGTACGTCGTATGACCATGTATCGGCTGCTGCGCAATCTCATACTACGATTACAAGCAGATAGTAGCATCATTCGTTTCCATATTGCCACCGAGGGCCCGCTAGGATACCAAGCTAGGCAAGTGCTTACGGATTTAGGCATACAGTATACCACAGCATATCATACCAAGTTTCCTGAATTTGCTAAAGCTATGTGGGGTATTCCTACGAGTTGGACACAGTGGTACTTTGACTGGTTCCATCGCGATTCAAAGTTGGTGATCACCTCCTCCAAATCTAGCTCTAACGAAAACCCCAATTGGCACAGCGCCGTAATGGAGAAGGGGTACGATGAGCATTTTAGATTGTATCATAAGATAGAACAGCCCTTTAAGACCTTGCTGTATGTGGGGCGTGTTAGTAAGGAAAAGAACATTGAGGAATTCTGCAAACTCTACATTCCAGGTGTAGAGCTGCACAAGGTAGTAGTGGGTAACGGACCCGAGCGTAAGCGTCTTAAAAAGAAGTATCCCGATATTGACTTTGCGGGTTACAAGTTTGGGGACGAACTAGCCAGCTATTACAAGGCTGCAGACGTGTTTGTATTCCCCAGTTGCACCGACACCTACGGCATTGTGATACTGGAAGCTATGGCATGCGGTACTCCTGTTGCTGCGTTCAACGTCACGGGTCCACGAGATCAAATTGTAAACGGAGTCAACGGTTACATGAACAGCGATCTGGCCTATGCTGTAACTAAGTGTTTTGAGATTCCCCGTGCGCAGGTACACAACACAGTGAAGAACATATCCTGGTGCAATTCTGCCCAGCAGTTTGTAAAATATGTGGATTAGATAAATCCCAAATACTCCTAGTTGCACTAAATAAAAATAATGAGCAACTGGGAATCAAAATACAAAGCACTACTAGAGGACAAAGAACAACTAGTTCAAGAGCCTCTGAGCTATTCACGTGACGATCTGGATCCTGTTCTAAGCAAACAGAATCTAGATTTTCACTATGGGAAATTGGCACGGGCCTATGTGGACCGTTACAACCGGGGCGAAGGAGATCCAGACTTTAACAAGGCAGGTGCATTTCTACATAACATCTTCTTCGCCCAATTCCAACCGCCCCGCCGCTCAAACAAGCCCAGTGATAATGCACTGGCTTTCATCGAACGACATTTCAAGTCCTATGACGAATTTCAGGACGAAGTGAGTAAGGTTGCCATGGGTATCCAAGGATCCGGGTGGGTCTACTTGGCTAAGAATGGCACAATTAAAACCATCAAGAATCATCAAATCAAAAATGATATTGTACTGCTAATAGACTGGTGGGAGCATGCGTGGTATACAGACTACGGTCCCGATAAGGCAGGTTATTTAAAAAAGATTTGGCAGATCATTGACTGGAGCAAAATAACAGCCAAATTGGCCTAGGAGTATATATGTTAAATGATTTACAAACATGGTTTTTTTGGGATGCAACAACACTATCAACACTAGTGATTGTGGGTGTTACTGTAGTTTCACTAGTGGTATTCTACGCTCTACTAAGGAAGAAAGACAAGGCACCTGAATCAGATCCATACGAAGAATTCCTAGCAGAAGAATTTAAACTAACACTAGCCGTCAAGCCAGCAGAATTCCTAGAGCTTCCGCAAGAACCTAAAGTTATGGTGTTTGAAGAATCTATAGAAAAGAAGCCCGCAGCTAAAAAGCCAGCCAAGAAGAAAGCAGCCAAAAAGGCAGCAAAGAAAAAGGTTGCAAAAGCTAAAGTGACAAGTGCCAAATAAGGCAAAATATAATGGCTAATCAGGTTAAGATTTATTCCTCTCAACTACGACCCGATAGCATTATTAATTTAGATCAGCCCTGCCATTACGAGGACTTTCACGAATTGCCGGGCTATCTTTACAATACTGTCGAAACGTTTGATCAAATTAACGAACGATATCTTTACTACATTGACATACTAACGGGACATTGGTCCCGTTTGTTGGAGCATATTGAAAAATGGGGTATCATTTATCCCATTGTAGTTAACACTGGTCTTCCTAAGAATCGAGCGTTATCTTCTATTCCCTTAAGTTATCGAGCAACACCCAGCAAATTCTGGACCGTATGCGAAGACCAGGGCGGCTTGCGTATACTTGCAGCCAAGAAGCTAGGGCTCAGAGTACCTGCCATTGTTAACGACCACACGGGAATGTATAATAATAAAGCTCAGATCACCATGCGGGAATTGGCATCAAGAACCGAAGGCATCAAGCAGATATACCTATCCCCGCGCACGGGATTAAAAATTGGCGAATTTCCCCGCATACATTTGGATATTAGTGATGAAGAATACCTACATTGCAAGCACGAAGCGGTAGAATTAACTATATCAGAATATAAGAGCTGGGGCAGCACTCTATTACTACAGGAAAGAATAAATACTCTACAGAGGATAGAGTATGACCATATCACTACAACAAGTTAATATAAGTACGCCAAATGATGGCCTAGGCGATACATTATATGCTGCATTTTTCAAATGCAACGATAATTTTACAGCAATAGAAGGTGCTGTTAATACCAGTTTCCAACTATCCAGCGATACAAATCCAACACTAGGCAATGACTTGTATGTAGCAGGGCATGCTATCCGCAGCGCGTCAAACGGCAATATTAGCATTATCCCCGACGGTACTGGCAACTTAATACTTGATGAATTATCAGTTAACGGTACGGTAATAACCGGTACAAATATCAGTTTAACCACATCTGGAACTGGTGTTACTAATATCAACGCACTCAACGCAACTGGCGGTACAATCAATGGCGTAGTCATTGGTGGAACTAATCCGCAACAGGGTACATTTGGTAGCTTGTTATGCAATGGTCTCACTCCTAATACAGATGCTGCATATTCTGCAGGTACTGCTCTTAAGCGTTGGACCGACGTACAGACATTAATTGTTTCGGGTTCTAAAGTAGTACTAACTGATCCTGAAACTATTGCTGCACCTGCTAATATCAATCTCAACCGCTCCTACACCATGATCAGCAGTGTAGACGGAGCATTTGACGCTACTCTACCTGACGGCGTAGAAGGTCAATTATTGGTAATGACTATGATAGTAGACGGGGGCGATGTTCGAGTATACGTAACCAACAAGTTAGGATTTAGTAGCCACGTGTTGTTTAATGCGGTTGCAGATTCTGCTACCTTAATTTTTACGGGAAGCGCATGGATCGTAACTGCACTTAGCGGGGCAACAGTAGTCTAAGATGTCTTATCCAATTTGGATTACCAACGCATCCTTAGGAACTGTTACATCCGGTGATGAAGCAGTATCGTACACGATTACGGCCAGCGACAGTACATCTATTACAGTAATTGATAACGAGATACCCAACTCATCTATTGCAAAAACCGCAACCACTATTGTTGTGACATTTGATGCGCCAAATGTCACTGCTAGCACTGTGTACAAAATCATTATACGTGCGCAAAACGCCACTGGTGTAACTGATCGTACATTTACACTGACCGTAGCTGCAGCGCCAGGTATTAGTTGGACACAGGATACAATACTGCCCGGATGGGTTGCCGGTACACGTCGCGAATTAGCATTCACTGCATCCTGGATTAAACCATTAGAATTTGTACTGCTGAATGGTTCTTTACCACAGGGTGTATTTCTAGATGCAACAGGTAAACTATATGGTATTGCCGGGGCTAATCTTGTAGCCACGTCGACTACCAGTGATAATTGGGATGTTAGTAATAGCACATTTTTCTATACCGGAGTAAGCGAGTTTACCATACGTGCCCGTAGTATAGAACAAAAAAATACATATGTAGATAAAACGTTCACGCTGTATACACTTGATACACAAGGATTAGATGCTAGTAGTACTGACATTACTGCAGATACCACAATTATATCTGCAGATGCAAGTTCATCCTTGCCTATCGTACTGCTAACCTCATCCAACCTGGGCACATACAGACACAGTAATCAATTTCTCAAACAGTTACGAGCATGGAATCCTACTGGAGAAGATCTAGAATACTCTATAATGGGCGCGCAAAATGCCTATGACATGCAGGGATATGACGAAGGATCAATATTGGGGTACGACGGATATCAAGCAACTACTGCCCCGTATCTACAAGTGGAACTACGCAATGGTTATGTTACTGGATTAATTCCTAACATTGCATATCAGGACCAATACAATAGTTTTTCCGTTGCAATTAAAAAAGTTGTAGCATCTGTTACTGTACAAGATACAATTACTCCTGAATTTAGTCTACGTGTAGTAGGCGGCGACGGAGTTGATTTCCAATTCTTAGATCCAATGGGCGTAGCAATCACAGACGCCGCAACATATCGATACAACATACGAAAGGGTGAGGTTAGCGATCTGGCAATCAATTGCTACATGGTTCAGAATTCGTCTACGCCGTTGTTCTTTGAGTTATATGAAGGCAATCTCCCACCTGGACTAACACTAACACCCAGGGGCTATCTCAGTGGTAAGGTAGTTTGGGCCACAGCCGAAGGTGTTTACTCGTTCTCTGTTAAGGTATATAACCCATCACAAGATTATGCGGATCTGTCTCCGTTAACTACACAGATACAAAACTTTGAAATAGAAGTATTACCGTTTGTGGCAAACAGCGGCGAAGTTGCGCAAGCGTTTAACATGTACTACCGAGCATATATGGCCAACAGTCAACGTACTGTGTGGAGGAACTTGGTAACCGACCAACGTATATTCAATAATTCGATCGTGTATCGCAGCGAGGATAGTGAATATGGTAGAAGTTTGGAATGTGAGTTCCTAGCATTTGTGGGTATTGCAGAATCGGACGCAGAACAGTTTGCAGATGCAGTGAGCCAAAACTGGGATCTAAAGCGTTTCCGTTTGGGCAACGTGCATTATGCCACAGTTAAGGATCGCTTGGGCAATCATGTATGCGATACAGTTTATGTGGACATCATTGATCCACAGCTAAACAGCGTAATGGAAGGCCCTCCACAAATTGTAGCTATTCCGTCTACTGATGATTTGTATTCTAGCATACAGGAAATTTATCCGGCTACTCTACAAAATCAATTGGCTCGACTGCAAGATGGTCCGGGACAAGCAACAGACAGTTTACTGCCACAGTGGATGACCAGTCCCCAATTAGATGGTCGTCCATTAGGTTGGATCGCTGCAGCAGTGCTGTGCCATGTTAAGCCTGGAAATGGTACACAGGTACTGCGCAAAATTAAGACCAGTACGCACAAACTCAGCTACATCGACTTCCATGTAGATCGTATGATACTTAAGGGTGCGACAATATTGCCAACAATTACACTGTTCGACGAAGGCGGAACCTTGTTTGACTACACAACTTTTGATGCATCCATAACTGAAGATAAGTACATATACTTTAATACTGACGGAGCGATTTATGACATCAACAATTAGCACAAGTGGGATTAATGCCAATTACCCAGTTGCCGGCGTTGCAAACGACAGCCAAGGATTCAGAGACAATTTTCTAGCTATTAAGACACAGCTAGAAACTGCTGCAAGCGAAGTAACCATACTGCAAGATTACACTGCCAAGACCAATACTGACAACGGGTTTGCAGGTAACACACTACAGAACTATGTTTCGTTGCAGAATCTAACCAAGGGATATAACTTTAGTGCTAGTCTAGGTACTGGCACAGTTACTCTAAATTGGACGAACGGTGGATATCAGTACGCAACACTTAGCGGAACTAACGGCACTAGAACATTAGCATTTAGCAATTTTGGAACCGCAGGATCCGAAGCTAGAATGACTGTAGAACTTACCCTACCATCATCGGGTACATTCACAGTTGACTTTGACACCCCAGTCCAGGTCTATGATGGTGCAGTTACTACCACTGCTGCAAACTACATTTACATTTATGAGTTTGTAACAAGGGATGCGGGCACTACTATCTACTTGACTAACTTCAAAAAGTACGCAGCATAATTCATTATGTTTTATAATCCTTTGCTGGATAACTTAGATGCACTCACTGACCAACAGTTGGAGCAAAAACTAAACGAGTTGTCCAGAAAGTACGTAACATCGCAAAGTATAGGTAATTTTGGATTGCAAATGCAGTTGTCTGGAATTATTGAAGCTTATCGCAATGAAGTTATAAACAGAACCACTGCACGTTATGCCAAGCATGCTAGTCAGCAAAGCAAAAACGATCCTGATCCATTCTCGGTAATAGATATAAGCTAATGGAATTTTGTAAATTTCGAGCCAACTTTGTTGCGCTCACGGTAGTAGAAAATGCACTACTACCAAATAGTTTTGAAGTGAACGTCACTTTCACAGTGAACGATGCAAGTGCTCATGCGCAGAACATAGCGTTCCAACGTATCAAGCATTTCCTAAACAACGAGCTCAACTGCACAGTAATCATGCAGAAGACTAGTAGTATATTCAAGACCATGCAAAAGCTGCAGAACAAAATTGTAGTGTTGCCCGATGATGGCCCTGACTGGGTACTAAGTTGTGCGCTTGCATTTAAACTGAATGCTATCGCAGAAGGAAGATTTACCATCGAAGAAGTTGAAGTTAGCAGCAGTCTAGGTGACAACATCAGTTACTATGCTGAGTGGGGACGCAAAGAACTGCTAGCAGAAATTCTCAACGACCTGCCGGTTGCTGATCGTTGGTGGAACACACCCAACATCAACTTCAATCGTTTTCAAAAGTTTCCTACATGGAAGTCTATAGGACTTGATTGGCAGTTGACTAAATCCGATCAGGATGTTAAACTTAATAAAGTCATTCAGTTTACTCCTAAAGTGTTAAAAGGTGGAAGCAGTAACAACTAACCCAATCGGCGGCGACGAATTCGTCCATGTACTAATGCAAAATTGTGACCCCGCAATTGCATTAGATTGGATTACCAATGACCTACGTGAGCAACTAGAAGATAAGCTAGAGATCAATCAAGACTTGTTCCCCAGTTTGCCTCCACAACTAAGTTGGCAGGAGCGTATCGACGAATGGCTAATACCCCAGTCGTACAGAGAGTTGGACATAATCAGTCATTTGCTGACATTATCGCGTGACGAACATGACCTAGCGCGAGTACAATGGGAATTGAAAGAGTTTGAAAAACGTAAATTACTACCGGTGTTACAGACCATTAAGTATTTGGTTGATGTTATGCGAACACACAAGATCGTATGGGGTGTAGGGCGCGGCAGTAGTGTTAGTAGTCTAGTATTATTCCTATTAGGCGTACATAGAATTGATCCGATCAAGTGGAATTTGGATGCCAGTGAATTTTTTAAATAAGTATCCTTGAGGACACATACATGCCTAAGATTTATAGAACCATGCAAGGCGAACAAGTTGATATTGAAGCCTTGTTTAGAAAAAACGAATTAGCAGTTGCCGTGGGTAATATGCAAGCTAATGCTCGTGGAGATGAACTTGGCCCCGGTGGCTCTGTTGTTAAAACACGCGAACAAAAAGCGCGAGAATATTACCAACGCCAAAAGGCACTGAAGGCTCAAGCTGCTCCGCCCCCACCAGAAGAAAAACCCGATCCGCTCGAAGACCCCGAAGGAATAGAAGGATTAGAAGAATGAGCGATAAAGCAATAGTTCCAACAGTTACAGGTAAGCTGCGTCCAATCAAAGACCATATTCTTGTAACCGATATGGTCTTTGATCATAGATTTACGCAACACGGTATTTTGATACTAGACGATGACGGTAAGGATCGTGGCATTCGTCCGCGTTGGGCACGAATACATGCTCTTGGTCCCGAGCAAACTGATTTTGAAGTTGGACAATGGGTACTGATCGCACACGGTCGATGGACCAGAGGTGTAAAATATCTAGAGGACGGAGCAGACAAAGAAGTTATGATTCGTCGAGTAGACGTTAAAGATATTATGGCTGTACACGAAAGCGCACCATTGGATCACGAACTATGATTACTGTTGTTGTTCCTACAATGTGGAAGTTTGAACCATTTGCAGACTTTGTAGGAGATCTAGCAAATATTGATGTCATTGATGAAATTATCATTATCAATAATGACGTTAAGGCAATGCCAAATAATATCAACTTATCACATCCAAAAGTTAAACTAGCCAACGCAGCGCGCAATGTTTATGTAAATCCTGCATGGAACTTTGGGGTTAGAGTTAGTAAAAATGATAAGGTGTGTATCCTAAACGATGACGTTATTGTTGATCTTAAATTATTCTATAAAGTAGACAAGTTCTTAACTAAAGACATTGGTCTTGTGGGTCTGTGTCCAGGCAACCCAGCGTTTAATCAACCTCCATTCATTGACGGGAGTATTGATATTATACCCTGGACCAGACAACACACTTACGGGTTTGGCAGTTTATTCTTTGTGCATAAAGAAAATTGGAATGTTATTCCCGACGGATTAAACATTTACTTTGGAGATGATTGGGCATTTAATGCACAACTGATAATGAATCGAACGAACTATATAATTACCAATTGTTTCAGTTATTCCCCGTGGGCAACTACTACAAGACACGTAGCACATGGATTTATGGATATAGAATCTCCAATATATACACGGGCTTGCGAATCTATACGCAACGGATCCATAGTACTTCATTGACATAACACAATACAGACCGTATAATTGTAAAACAGTTTTCGTTCACTAGGAGTATACAATGACTAAGATTTTTGAATCGCCGGATGGTGGGGCTACCGTTTTTGCTCGTGAATTTGGGGATGCCAATCGCACACTAGTTAGCAAACCTACAAGTGCTACACCCACCACTATCCTAAATCGCTACAGCGAATTTGTACGCGAAGTAACCAGCTTGCCCAGCAAGGACCTTACTACGTTTATGGATAGGTTGGATGAGATTGATACCAATTACGAAGCCTATGGCGAGAATGGTGAGATGCAGCACGGTCCAGATATTAATGTATCCTTGTTGATTACTGCTGCGCTGGGATTGGGTAGCGAAAGCGGCGAATTCCAAGAGATCGTAAAGAAAATGCTGTTCCAGGGCAAGAATCTCAGTGCAGAGAATCACTATCATCTCAAGCGTGAGCTAGGTGATATCATGTGGTACTGGGTTAATGCTTGCCGCGCACTGTATCTCGATCCCAATGATGTTATTGCGGAAAATGTAAAGAAGTTGGAAGCACGTTATCCCGGTGGTAAATTTAATGTGTGGAGCAGCGAGAACCGTGCGGAGGGTGACCTGTGAGTAAGCAGTACATTGCGACCATTGTAGAAATACTTGACAACGGAGATGCTGTGCTGCAATTCCCACCCGAGTTGGTCAATGATCTAGGTTGGGATGAAGGCACGGAAGTTGAAATTCAAGTTGATGAAACTGGACGTATTGTAATCAAGCGAGTAGTGTGAATGAGTGTACTCAACAACCTATGGACTGAAAAGTATCGACCCAAGACAGTAGATGGGTATGTGTTCAGGGACCAGCGTCAGCGCGAGCAAATCGAAGGCTGGATTGCCACTAAGAACATCCCTCATCTACTACTAAGTGGTGCTGCGGGAACTGGCAAGACCACACTGGCTAAGATTCTAATTGAAGCCATTGGTGTTAATCCCTATGACATCAAGGAAATCAATGCCAGTCGCGAGAACAAGATTGATAACTTCCGTGATACCATTTACGGCTTTTGTCAGACCATGGCCTTAGGTGACCTTAAGGTGGTGCTGCTGGACGAGGCAGATTACATCACGCCGGCAGCACAAGCTATCTTACGTAACCTAATGGAAACCTTTGCGGACCACGTGAGGTTTATTCTTACTTGCAACTATCCTAACAAGATTATTCCCGCAATCCATAGTAGGTGTCAGGGCTTTCATATCGACAAGACAGACATGATGGAGTTCACAGCTCGTTGTGCCACTGTGTTGTTAGAAGAAGGTGTGGAGTTTGATTTAGATGAACTGGACAGTTATGTTCGTGTTACCTATCCAGACTTACGCAAGGCACTGAACAAGCTGCAGCAGAACAGCGGTGGTGGCAAACTTGCGTCGTTAGTTACGGACAATGACCGCACAGATGACTACAAGTTGAACATGGTACAGTTGTTCCGCACAGGCAAGATCCGTGAAGCTCGCAAGCTAATTTGCGGACAGGTTGCTACGGAAGAATACAACGAAGTATATCGTTGGCTGTATGACAACTTGGATCTATGGGGAGATGAAGAACGTCAGGATGGCGCATTGCTGGTGATCCGCAATGCACTGGTAAATCATGCACTGGTTGCTGATCCTGAAATCAATCTCAGTGCATGCCTAATTGAGTTGAGTCGCCTATGAAAAAGATTCTAGAAAAGCACGTTGGTCGACTGTACTACAAAAAGTACACGCACATGATTCAGATGGAGCATGTGCTGTTTCCAAAATACGAGATTAGGAGCTTCATGCGAGCGTATGGTCGCAAGGGCACTCTAACTTGGTCTGCTTACATGCAAACACGGTTTGCAGAGATGAAGGATAAAGTTAAACGTGGCGACATGGTAATTAGCTATCGTGGCGAGTTTGAACGAATGGAAACCTCTATCAACAGCTCGTGGCATACCCTAAAGCCTTTAGTTAGTGTTGCAGATATTGAATCTGCCGAGCGGCTTGTTGATTTTCTTCTACAGCATCGTGACACGTTTGACCTAGGTACTGCACGTATAGAGCATCGGCGTGTGAGTTTCTTTAGCAATACTAGTGCCTTGCAAGATGAAATGCTAAAGAACTTTCCTGAACTTGTTGTTTGTGTTGGCAAGCCTGTTAGCGATACACACAAGCAAGCACTGATCGAACATGCTGCAGAAGATTCAGTCATGCGCAAGATTGTGTGCAAGAAACGGCTAAAGAATGATCGCTATCGTTTTAGTATAGAACTCAAGCGTATGCGAGACCTAGCAGTTAACAATACTGGACTGTTGAGCATGATCAAGGATCTAGTGGAGCAAAATGCCTGCTTGCCTAACGCAAATCTCGAAAGCATTATTCAATTTGAACACGAAAGGATTGCTTCCACTAACCTGTGGGATCATATGTGGCGTGGTACTAGCAGGCTTTGGTTCGAAGATGATTCTAACCTTGGCCTGCTAATACTGGGTCTAGGCAACACGTATATTCGTTGTATCGAAGAATATCGCGTGGTTGCTTAGTTACTCGTCTCCGTATATCTGCAGGATTGCACGTACCGCAGGGTGACGTTCAATATCTGCGTGATCAAAACTTACAAATGACAAGTAGGGCGAAACATACATGCGGCTTCTTTCAATGAAGTCACGTAGTCCGTTATCGCGGATACGGTCTCCTTGATTGAGGTCGCCGGTTATGACCATTCTACTGTCATCGCCGATGCGTGTGAGCAGCATCTTCATCTGATTCACTGTGGCATTTTGCATTTCGTCTGCAATAATCCAAGCTCGTTTCATAGTGCGTCCACGCATAAAAGCTAGAGGACTGATTTCAATTTTACCGTGTTCCAAATAGTACTCAATCTGTTTGGTGCTCCAATAGTCTTGCAGTACGTCAAAGATAGGCTTAGTCCATGGCTCCATTTTTTCATTTAGGGTGCCAGGCAAAAAGCCGTGATCTTCTTCTACTGTTACTGCGGGGCGGGTGAGAACTATTTTGTCTACATCGCGGTTCATGAACGCTTTCACTGCTGCTTGAACAGCTAACAGTGTTTTGCCTGTGCCTGCTGGCCCCGAGGCAAATACTATGGTTTTATTCCAATCTTCAAGTAATTGTATGTAATATTGTTGGTTGGGGTTCCTTGCTTTAAGTTCAACCTTCTTTTTCTTTAGTTCGGGAACTAAGTGTAATAAGTTATCTTCGTATGCTACTGTTTGCTGTTTTCCAACAGCCTTTAGTCTTTTTCTCAAGGTTTATCTCCTCTAGTAGGGGCAGTTCGCCCTCAAAGTATTTACTCATGGCAGTCAAAAACAAGTTTAGTGATAGATTTGGTATAAATAAAACACTATGAGCAACCTGTCTAAGACTGTAGAACTGAAAGAACTCATTGAGAATATCAAGGGAATCTACGAAAGCACTAATCTGTTGGAGATCCTAACAGACTACGAGCGGGTGCTAGATAACCTAGACGTATATGCATACAAGAACTGGGGCAGGGGGGAGCTAGCAGAGGGGCCAATTAGCACACGCTATTGGGTAACCTGCAAGTTCATATGGCCTAAGAAAATGCCGCCGGATCCACTGTTTATCAAGCGCATGCAGAATAACGGGATTGACGTGTCTGTACATACAGGTGACCTCAATCGTCCAAAGCATGTAGAAAGCAGAGAAGATTTTAAACCAGGTACATTCTATCCCAAGTTGGTTAAACATCCAGTTTGGGTTGTTGAGATCAGCATACCCAAGCACCTAACCCAGGAAGTTGAAAAGGGTTATATGGACTTAGGCGGTGAGAAGATGGACTTGTCCGAATTAGATCAAGCATATGACGAAGATCTAGACAAGCAGGGTGCGGTTAATCAGGGAACGGAAGAAAACTTTAGTGGGTAGTTTATCAACAATGGATCTTGAAAAAATGGTTTCTGCACACATCGGAATTGATGTGTACTCTGCTAAGTCGGGCAGCGACGACGACGTTTGTGTGATTTCCTTTCGTGTACGGGGAGAATATGCTGCAAGAGACTTATCCAAGTTTTTAGAAAAAGAAGGTTCATGGATATTAGATTGCGACGTTAGTACTGGCGAAGATAATGCAGGCAAGTTCCTAGTATTTGCTGAAATTCGTCGCAACCGTCGCCTACATGAACGCATTATGGAAGTGTTGGATATCACTGAACGCTTAACTGGTACACTACGTTGGCAGTTCAATGTGGGCAAGAAGCTCACAGTACACCATGTTAAGCTATCCAATCTAGAGCAAAAGGTTGCTGCATCGCCAGAAGAATATTACGAACAACAAAATCAACACAAGAAAGAAAGCATGATGGAGTTTTTCAGTGATGCTCCTTTCAACACCGTTGTAGTAGAAGGTGATCAATTAAGCCTACAACAGTTTTTCCAACCTCACAAGATGCATTCCGCAATCAATTTTACACTAGTAAATGAAGCTCCATCAGAAGATTTGGAGGAAGGCAACGAACCAGCTATAAGTAACACAGCAGCAACATGGCTAGGTAAAATGCTAGGTCCAAATATTAACATACAAGAATCAGGATCAAATTTCCTGTTAACCAATTCCAAATCAAATCAAAAAATATTAGTCTCATTGAATGTCTAAAGAAGTAGTGTCCATAGACGGTGCAGTAACCGAATGCTTGCCCAATGCAACCTTTAGAGTTGCGGTTGTATTAGGCGAAAGCAACCATTCGATACTTGCACATTTAAGCGGTAAGATTCGTATTAATAACATAAATATTTTATGTGGGGATAGAGTAAAACTTGAAATGAGTCCCTATGATCTAACCAAGGGAAGGATCGTTTACCGATACAAGGATTAAATATGGCATTCACACATACAGTAATACCTATAAAGGGCAACAGAGTACAAGTTCGTTTTGAAAATGAACGAGGCGAAAGTTACACTCGCACCATGTACTTGCCCGAAGGTGGTGCAGATTCCCTAGAATTTTTAGAACAAGTTGATATGCAAAAATCCATACTAGAAGAGCGAATTACCAGAAGCATAATCTCTTCGGTCTCTCCTAGCTGATAATCGCAATGTCCACGGATGATCCTTGGAAAGTACTTAAGTTAAAGCCCACAAGAGACAAACAAGCAATTAGCCACGCATGGCGTAAACTAGCCAGTCAATATCATCCGGATCATGGCGGCGACCCAGAATTGTTTAAACTGCTACGTGCAGCATACGAACAAGCACTTGTTAAAAGTAGTACTATAGTTGAAATTAAAAAAACAGTAAGCACTGTTCCTGTAGCAGTAACATTGGGCTGCAGCGAAGTATTGCGCCCACAATACATCACAGTGAGATTTGATTATCTTAGTGAAATATTAGAATGCTCTATACTAATTCCCGAATGGGAAGCAGAATGGGGTCGTAATAAATCAATACTGGTACGTGCCAATCAGCTCAATCTCATGGTAAACATTACACTAGAGAACGACGAACTAGTTTGGCAAGAAGAGCAACTAATTTGGCAACCAAAACTAGATCTTGTATCAGTATTAGAAACCAGAGTTATATCTGCTACATGGGATCGGCAATTGCTCAAACTAAGCGTTGACGATAACGGTCATGCTGTGTTAATATCACAAGGTTACAAAATCAATGAGGGAGATAGGTTAGACATTTCAGTCCAACCCAAATACATATGGCCAAAGAAAAACCCATGCTAATCGCAGCACCAAGTCATACGTTGCAGCGAGCTCTTATTCGAGCAAACGATATTGCCCGTAAGAATGAATGCGAATACATTACCATTGAAGTACTAGTACTAGCTATCCTCGAAGAGGATCGTGAACTGGTATCTAAACTCAAAACTCTACATGTTAAAGTAAACGACTATAAGCAGGAATTAGTTTCGTTCGTAGAAAACGAAATTCCCAAATCAAACGACAGCACGCCAAAAGAAACTAAAAGCATTGAACGAGTAATGAATCGTGCATTTGGACAGGGTGTATTCTATTCGCAGCGCGAAGTAGATTGTATTGACATTCTAGATAGCATGCTAGACGAACAACAGTCCTGGGCTGCTACACAAGCTAAGAATTTTGGCATTACTAAGAAAGTTCTAGTAAAGTGTTTAGTTCCTGCTATCTCGCCTGACGACGATGATACCAAAGTACTACGCACCTACTGTATCAATATCAGCGACATGGCTGCTACTAACAAGCTAGATCCCATGTTAGGACGAGAAAATGAACTAGACCAGTTGGTGCACATTCTTAGTCGTCGTACTAAACATAATGCGTTGCTAATTGGCGATCCGGGTGTAGGTAAGACTGCTATTGTAGAAGGACTAGCACAGCGAGTCGTTAGCAAGGATATTCCAGAATCACTTGCCAAGATTGAAATTTGGAGTCTAGATATTTCTGCAATGATGGCAGGTACCAAGTATCGAGGCGATCTTGAAGAACGGTTTAAGGAAGTTACCTCTGCACTAGCTAAGAAGCCAAACAGCGTGTTGTTTATCGATGAAGCACATATGCTAAATGGCGCAGGTGCCGGACAAAACAGCAGTATGGACCTAGCTAACATGCTTAAGCCAGGGCTAAGTCGACGCGAGTTTAAGGTAATTGCCGCCACTACATGGGAAGATTACCGTAAGAGCTTTGAAAAGGATCGCGCGATGATGCGTCGATTTAATCGTATTACTGTTGACGAGCCAAATCGCGCATTGTGTGTGGAGATTCTGCAGGGTCTGCGTAGCAAGTATCAGGACTTCCATGCAGTAAACGTGACTCCTGCACAGTTAGAACTGTGTGTTGACCTCAGTGACCGTTGGATTTCAGATCGTAAGCAGCCCGACAAGTGCATTGACATACTAGATGCTGCTATGACACGCAGTCGTCTTAAGAAGATCAAGAAGTTGCACAGTGATGACATCTATGAGGAACTGAGCAAGACTACTAAGCTGCCTGTTGAAGTGTTCAAGAGCGAGAAGATCAAGACTGCAGACAGCATTGACCTCATTGAAAAGACTATTAAGGACAGGGTGTTTGGACAAACACATGCAGTGGACATGGTAATTGAACGTATTACGATCAGCAGGTCAGGACTTAAGAGTCCAAATCGTCCTGTTGCGCAGTTCTTGTTCCTAGGTCCAACTGGTGTAGGTAAGACTGAACTAGCTAAGACGCTCGCCGATGCAATGGGCGTTCACTTTGCTAAGTTTGACATGAGTGAATATCAGGAAAAGCACAGCGTTGCCAAGCTAATTGGCGCACCTCCTGGATATGTTGGCTATGAGGATGCTAATCTTGGCGGCGGCTTGCTAATCTCTGCAGTGGAAAAGAATCCTCATTGTGTACTGCTACTAGACGAAATTGAAAAAGCAGATCCACAGGTTAGCAATGTACTGCTACAGATCATGGACAGTGGTTGGATTACCAGCAGCAATGGTAAGCGGGTAGACTGCCGTAGCTGTATTGTGATATTAACTAGTAACTTGGGTGCTGCACAAGCAGAACGACCTGGTTTGGGCTTTATACATCAAAGTAGGGATGACGAAGAAAAGGCCACAAAGGAATTCTTTGCGCCAGAATTCCGCAATCGACTGGACGCAGTAATCAAATTCAACAAGCTGGATCGTGCAAATATCCGCACGATTGCAGGTAAGTTTGTACGTGAGATTAATGAACTTATTGCAGACAAGAACTGTGAGATTGCTCTCACAGATGCTGCATATGATCTGCTGCTAGAAAAGGGATACGACGAGAAAATGGGCGCACGTCCGATGGGTAGGGCGATTGATCAACTAATTAAGGTACCGCTAAGTCGTAAATTACTAGCAATTGGTGCAGCTAAAAAGCGTGTAACATTCCAATTTGATAGAGATACAGATAAGTTGTTATTAACGACATCTAGGTAAATGTTGCAGTAAATTGCAGCAAAGCACGGGTAACTCCGTGCTTTTTTTTGATTTTAATTTTTACCGTTTAGTTTATATTTTAATAAATAACTCAAAGGATACTTACTATGGCTAAAATTGTTGAAGAATTGGTTATAATTAAGGTTAGTAAGCTAGTCAAAGACTCAGATGCGGATGAAAAACTGCTAGATAGCAAGGCTATAAATAGTATAGAACAAGTTGTACAAGAACTAGTTGGTGATGGTATTGTAGTTGAGCTTGTCGAAGAGTAACAAATGCCCGCAAATAATCTGATACTATTAACTACCTCATCAGGTAGTCTTGACATAATTGGTGACGCTTACGCAGTAGGCGGGAGCCTTAGTGCCAGGAGTGGGTTCTACACTGTACAGTGGAATCTAAATCAGTTTAAAGGACGTGTCACTGTACAAGCAACACTAGCGAATGCGCCTGGTACCGAAGACTGGTTTGAACTAACATGGACCAATGGTGCGTCGTATAAGCAATACGACAATGCAACAAATGGCGACGAAACAGAAAACTTTGTGGGCAATTTTACCTACATTCGAATTAAGATTGACCGCAGTTATGATCCGTCTCTAACCATAAACAATAGTGGCGTTGTTTCTACTGTACGTTTAACTGCCGGCACAAGATCATGGTTAGATCCTGCATTAATTAGTCCGGGTTATACAGGATCAGGGGGATTTAGCGGATTTGCTGGATCACGCGGATATGTTGGATCACGCGGATATGTTGGTAGCGCAGGAACCGATGCTATATCTAGTTGGATACGTATCACCTCTAATACCACTGCTGTTTCAACCGGACACTATATCGCCGATACTACTGGCGGTTCTTTTACCATAACATTGCCTGCTTCTCCTTCAATAGGAGATTACATTTACATTGTAGACGGAAATGATTGGTCGACTAATCCTCTCACTGTTACAAGAAATGGCTCGTTGATTGAAGGAGACACCCAGGATGTTCTCATTAACTTGCAAGGTATACATGTTTACTTTGTTTATAATAACAATGTAAACGGATGGCAAGTCACTGCAACACTAGGACAAAGAGGACAATCTGGTTATAATGGTAGTGCAGGTACTAATGGCGAACAAGGATTTAGTGGTAGTGCAGGTACTAATGGCGCACAAGGTCCACAGGGTTATACTGGTTCACTTGGCGCACAAGGTAACCCGGGTCTTCAGGGAAATAGAGGACCAACAGGTCCCACAGGCGACACTGGCCCACAGGGCTATACAGGTAGTATTGGTTTTACTGGTTCAATTGGCACAGATGGCTACACTGGTTCAGCTAGCGATGTAATTGGCTATACAGGTAGCGTTGGCCCACAGGGTGAGATTGGCCCACAGGGCCCACAGGGTGAGATTGGCCCACAGGGTCCACAGGGTGAGATTGGCCCACAGGGTCCACAGGGTGAGATTGGCCCACAGGGTCCACAGGGTGAGATTGGCCCACAGGGTCCACAGGGTGAG